AGTTGTAAGGATAAGGACCATGAAGACATCATACCCATTGCCGATTACTTTGAGCAAGTTAAACAAGCTCATAGATAAGCGACTCAATCCTGTGATTGTATGGGCCTGTGACGATGGCATCATCTATGCTGAGGCCACCAAGCTAGAGGGAGTAATAAAGTGGGGAGGTCTTCCTCCCCGTAATGATGAGATGATGGTCTACTACGACAAGCAGAAGACTATGAAGTATGTGAGATACGTTTAGTTACCCCTCTTATTTTTCTTAAACTCCTTGTCTTCTCTGGCTGTAGATTCCTTTTGTAATTTACTTTCAACAGCCTCCTTTGCCTTAGTCTTCTTATCCCAATCAGAGTTAGGACCAAATCTTTTTCTCCAAAGAGCAGGATTCAATCGCTTCATGTCACTCTCATTATTGTATCTCCGACCTCCGCTTCTATCATAAAGCAAGCTCTTTTTCTTTGCAGTCAACGCCTCCTTCTGTTTATCAATTGAAGCCTTAGCTTCTTCGCTACCTACAATCTCAACAATCTTTTTGTCTATAGCTCTTCGCTCTTCCTGATTCTTGGTCTTGTTCTTTAGCTCTTTCAAGTCCTTTAGCTTATCATAATCATCAGGGGTCGTGATGCTTGAGTCAGGAGTATTAGCAGCCTTACGTAGGTCCTTATAAATCTCATCGTTCACAGCCCTCTTCACGTCTTTGTAAAAAGGAATTAGTCCTGCGTTACCAGCTAACTCTAAAGGAATTCTATAATTGATAGTCATATCCTCTCTTCGTATTGCTTCAGGTTCTTTTTTGGTTGTACCCTCACCCATTACTCTGCTAGATAGAGCTCCGAAGTTTTTACCTATCAAGACAGTTGTGTTCAATGCAGGTGTATATGGTCCGGCCATGCTTATCCCCATCTTTGCAACGTCTATGTCTCCTCTGTCTCCAACATTCACATAAGTGTAGGCAATGTTGTCTTTGTAGAAATCATACTCTCCATTTCTTAGGAAGTCAAGATACTCTTCATTGATTTTTTCAACTCCAAAGTTTATCATTCCTCTTACTCCGTTGCCAAAATTCCTGCCTACGGTGTAGCCAATAAATACGTTAGCCAATCCTCTTCCAAGCATTTGAAAGAATGACTTCTCATCTACTTCCTCTTCGTCTTCCCAATCAAATGCAAGTCCAAGAGCAGCTCCAACAACACCCGCCCCCATGTTGGCAACCATAACCTGATAGATTACAGACCTAGTTGTGATGCCAGCAAGTACAGCAGCAGCCTTTTGCTTAGTCATGTATCCTTCGTTGAACAAATTATAGACCGCACTTCTTGCTGCAGCATAATCAAAGTTCATAAAGTTGGTCATGAAAGAATTAAAGTTGTTCCAAGCCTTTTGTGTAAAACTTTGGTCTGGCTTTAGCTTACCCTTGAGAACTCCCATAAACTCGTTGTTAGCGGCACCTGAGTATACAGACTCTTGGTCAGCCTTTCTTGTAGCCTGCTCAATTGCATCTGCATTCTTTTGCATATAATCAAGGTCATTATTAATCATCATCTCCTGATTAACTTCTTCCCCTGTTATTCTTTTGAACTCATTCATAAAGCTACCAAACCAAAGAGGCATCGAAACAACCTTATCTGGAGTGGTTAGCATGGTATCTGCGATGTATTCAACAGGGTTCTGAACTAACTTTTTTAGAGTAAGATTATAAATCTGAGTTGTTCTATTTAGTAAGGCACCTTTTGATACACTGCCCTTTATGCCTGATGTTTGCTTTAGTATTTGAGGGTCAACCAATTTACCAGATAGAGCATCTGAAGAGTAAAGTCTAGACGTTTGTTTTGACTTTGCGTTCTTCATGAACTCATACCCATTTGCAGAAGCAATAAGCTTTGCGTTCATAATACCTGTCCCCAAAGCCTTAGGATTTATAATTAATGCGTTAGCAATGTTGGATAATAACTCACCCTTGAATCTAACAGTTCCTGCCAAAGCAGTTCTATATCCTTGCTTCTGAATAAAGTCAATCACTTCATTGCCAAGAGCATCCTGAGAAATGCTGTTGGTTAATATATTCTGAAGAGCCTCTTCGTATGCATTGTTAATTGCATTATTAATATCTCTCTGCTGCTTAGGAATTATCCCTGTTATTTCATTTAATTTATTTTCATCTGTCACTCCTTTTTTCTTAGCTTCATCTCTTGCTTTTTTATCTGCTACTTTTTGAAGATTCTTTTCTGCTTGAATCAAAGTCCTTCTAGCAGTTCGAATAGGAGAGGTCATATTGTAATCCAACAACACAAACTTGGCCCCCTTTTGAGTAGATGTAAACAAGTCAAAGTTAAGTGGAGTCAAAGCGTCAGTTCGCTCAATTAAAGACTTAGCCTTTGTTGAAGGCTTCATTGATTTACTGTAGCTGTTAGAGAACTCAGGAGCAGCGGTATCATCCATAGGGCTTTGCTCGTGCAAAACATTGTGGTGAAAATAATTGTCCATCAACTCAACCTTATTACCACGTATCACAGACGCAGTATAAGCAGCTTTCTCTCCTAGAGATTCGTTGATTTCAGTCATGACTTTAATGGCATTCTTTTCTGCGTCATTAAATGTATTGTAGAATTTGTCCAAGTCAACTTCCCCCTTTGTGGTATAGCTTTCAACTTCTTCAAGTATCTTCTCTAGCTTATCAGCATCAGCATCTTTAAACACTGAATTGCCAATTCTTATATGCTTAATAGTAGCTTTAAGATAATCAGCGACAGGCTTAACGCCTTTCTTGCCTACGTTTGACTCGTACTCACGTTGCAACATATAGGTTGTCATTCTAAACTTAGACATTAGATACTTGTCAGGGTTCTGAGTAAATGATGCCAACACTTTGTTTTGAGCGGCCTCTATTTTTTGGTCTACTCTTTTTAACTCTGAGTTAAATCTAGACAAACCCTGAGCAGACTTTTCAAATAATGAGTTAAATATGTCTCTAGTTTTAAAGTCACCAAAGACGTTATCTATATAGTATAGAGGGTTTGCTCTTATCAATTCATCTATTGTCTTTTTAAAAGCACCTAATTTTGAATCCTTTAACTTTTCTTTTGCTCTAGAATATAGCTTAGAGAAAGCTAAAGGCTTAGCCTTTTCTATGGAGCCAGAAAGAACCTTACCAGACTTGATAGAATTAAGTTTCTCTACAACTATTTTAGCATAATGAGGAAGATACCCGTTATTGATGTTGTTGATAACCTTGATTATGTTTTTAAGGTCAGTCAAAGAAAGATTCATCAATTCCTCTACGCTTAACTCTTTGATGAGCTTTGCTAAATTTATTGCATCTTCTTTCTCATCACGGCTAGGCAATGGGAATTCCTTGTTATCAATCTTTAGAGCCTTTAATATTTCAATTTCCTTCTTTTTATCCGCTTCAATTTCCGCATCAGTCAAATCTACTTTTTCTACTTGAGGAAGTATCTCAGACTTGTACTTTCTCATTAGGTCTGCTTCATCTACAGTGATGGACCCTTTATCTATCATGCTCTTGATAGTTTCAGAATAGTTAAGTTCACCATCTTCGTTAAAGACTTTGTCGTTGTAGTTATTGAATCTATCGGCAAGAGCGTCTACTGAAGAACGCTCATTCTTTATTTCATCAAGTATTTCATTGACCTGCTTTAGCACCTTGACTCTGTCAGGGATACTAAGTACTGCTTTTCTTGCGCTAAAGTCTTCTAAGATACCCAAGTACTTCTCCAATTGATTTAAAGGAATAAGTGTTGGGTTGATTGATAGCAATTGATTCAATGGCTCAAATAGGTCCTGAGCTATACCAATCTTAGTCTTGATATTTTCTTTGGCCTTTTTGATTTGAGCTAATGCAGTAGTCATTTTACCAACATACTCTGCCTTAGAGAACACCTTAGCAACGTAGTCCACAAAGTTAGATATGGATGCCTCACTCAATGGATTCATCTTGAGTGCTCTAACAGTAAGGCTAGTGGCTTGATTAAGCGTAATCTTACCATCTGTACCCATCTGCTTAATCTCATCTGCCAAGAATTTATTTGCCTCAGCTATAGACTTCTTAGCTGCAACCGCACCTTCAGCAAGTTCTTTGATTCGCTTTTTAAGAACCTGTGTTTCAGTCATGGTTATCTTAGTGATATCCTTTAGCTGACCAAGTATTCTCTTTGCGGTTGGTGCTGACTTTTGTCTTAGGCCAAGCATCTTACGGACATCACGTACTAGCTTTTCTTTCTGTACGTCAGTGGCTTCTGTGTATGTTTTTGAGTTCTTGAGCTTGCTTATTACTTCTTTGGAGTCAACACCATTTATAATAAGGTTCTCAATTCTTCCCATCAAAGAATCATAACCACTAATTGTCTCTTCAGACAATGTTATTCTTCCTGCAGCAGGGACATCTTTTGCCATCGCTTTCTTGATGTCAGCCTTAGATACACCCTTTCCTTCAAGGAATGATTTTATTACCTCCTCAGAAAATCCCTGAGCTCTTGCTTGTTGTACTACCTTCTTTGCTTTGGCCTCAGTATTTAGTTGTGACTTTGATACAGGAAATTCTTTCTTGATATTCTTAACATCCTCTTGAAGCATCAAAGGAAAGTTGTCAAACATAATTTGGTCTTCTCTTGAGAATCCTTCTGTCTCAGAAAGCAGAGTTTTTCTTCTCTGCTCTGGAGTCATCTTTGCTCTTATCTCAACATTTTTAGCCTCAACTTCACCCGATACTCTTCGATAAAGATTATACCCATCTGCTTTTTTATTTAATTTTTTAAATATATCTGCTAATATTTTCTCATCTACTTTACCACCCTTTTCCTCTATTCTATAAGTTGCCTCTTTACGTATGTATTCTTTTTCTGCCGTAGTAAACTTTTCCTTTGAAAGCTCAACCATTCTTTTGTAAGTAGCCAATACGCTCTTATAAGAATCGGTCAATTTATTTAGGTCCTCTTTTACTATAGGTGATACATATTTTTTATATAACTTAATATCTTCTTTTGTTTTATCTACTAAATTTTTAGAGATATTTACAATTACTTTCATCATTGCTTCAGCATACTTAGGGTTTGAGCCCGTCTCAAATACCTCTATATTCTGAATGTAATGCTGAATTTCATGAAGCATTGTCATCTCTGCTTCATTTTTATTTTTATTATAAAGGTCTAAGCTTATATTTATTTTATTTTGAGAAGGAATATATTCTCCTAAATCTTCATCATCAAGCTTCTTAAATTGAACGGTTATTTTTTTAGCGTCAGGATATGCAGCGAATAAATCAGGAGCAGAAAATATATCCCCCAATATAGCTACTCTAGATTCAGCATCATTATTTTGAATATCTAATTGTTTTTTTAAATCATTAAGGTCAATGTCCTTGAACTTACCATCGGGTATTTCATATCTCCATTTACCTTCTTTTCCCTTTTCCCATCCTGTAGAGTTTCTAATAATCTGAGGACTGATTTTATTATCATCCATAGCCTCAGCTTCAATTAATTTTCTCTTAACTGTAGCAGATAGATTAGCATTCTTGCCAATCAATTGAGCCTTTGATATTGGCATCTCTTTCTCTATAGGCTCATTAAATTCTGCAACTTTAGGAATAGAACCTGCACTTGATGACACATTCTTTTTCTCAAAATTAGGTTCATCAGCCTTTCTTGAAACCTCTTCACCTGACTTGTTATATTTAACATAATTGTCAGTTACATTGCTTGAATTATAAAATTGAGTAGGCTGATATATGCCATTTATTTTAGCTAAAATAGACCACCCAAATGATGGGTGATGGTCTAGTGCGCCTGCTTTTGTTTGAACTATCTGAAATGTTTTGGGGTCAAATTCAACAACATTAATTATCTCCCCCCCCTTAACACCATCATTAAGAGGGTCCATTATTCTATTAAAGAACTCCTCTTTATTTTTTATACCTATAGCTTTCTGAAACGTCTTGTCTGCAGATATAGCATTGTTTAGAGCCTTCCTTAAGTTGGGTGAGTAATTATTTTTAATATCTAGCAGGTCGACTATCTGCTTAGGATTATCCTTGAAGGAATCAAAGTTAGATATATCTTTACCTGCCTTGGTTTTAAATGCATCAAAAGCCTTTTTGTTATCCTTGTTAGAGCTAATTGTTTTATTAAAAACATCAATCAATTCAGAGTCACTCATTATTTTTTTATCTATAATCAAGTTCACAAGTTCTGCAAACGTATGCTGCTGAAATTGCCAAGATTCAGATAATGTTCCTGAGTGTGGCGCAAACAATGACGCTTGCCCTTGTATTGCATTACGTGCAAAGGATTCCGCTTGTGCCTTATTATTGAATGCGGCTAGATTAGAAACATCGCCTATCTTCTTGTCCTGTAGAGACATCATGTATGGAACATAGTTCTTGCCGCCAAGCATATTTATAGTAAACCCATTTCCCAAGTCGGTTACACCCGCATTGGTATAGTCATACATATTCGTGACAAACTTTTTTCCGCTAAAATCTCTTATGTCAACGTCCTGAACTAAGTCTTTTATAAACGACCTACTATCATTTGCTACACTAGGAGCATCCTTTACATCTACCCTGCTTTTTGAACCAAAGTTAAATGTACCTACCTCTCCTCCTCCGTTTAACTCTATGTCCTCTCCTTGACGAATTGAACTAGATATGCTGTTAAAGAAATCAACCAACTGCTTGGTGTCCTTGATATCTTGGAAAGGCTTAAATGTTCCATTGGTTAATTTTGAAACCACATCATTTATAATAGCCGCAATTTTTTGAAACGTATTGACAGATAAAGTAGCTTCCTGTTGCTCTAAAACTGCCGTTAACTCTGCAAGGTATTCTTCGTAAGAAGCATCTTCATTATAGTTCTCAGAAAATTCCATCAACATATTGTTGGAACTTTCATTTAAAACCTTAGATATCCTGTCTCTAAATGACTTGTATAGTTCAGGCGTACCATTAAACGCCTTAGCCATGATTGCGTGAGCAACCTCGTGAGCTACGGTACTGCTATTGGCGCTGTTTAGATTAATGTCAATACGTCCTGAGCCATCTTTATATATGGCAAAATTGCCTCTAGAATCTTTTGCTCCACCTATCTCATCCATTGCAGTATTAAAGCTTCCCTCCTCATCGTGTAGTACGATGTCAAAGTTTGGAAGTACAGACTTTAATGTCTTTAAAACTCGTTGAGCAGATTCAATGACCTTGACTCTTTGCTTGTCAGTTGTTTTTGTTTTTATATTATCAACTGCAGACTTGTTAGTTACAGATACCCCTTGGTTAGCAGTTGTAGTAGGAGCCTCTTCCTCTGCAAACATCTGCTCCATACTAGCCATCTGCTGTTCTTGAGTAAGTTGAGATACAGCCGGAGTAGCCTCAGTCGCTGGAGATACACTTGAAGATACAGCTGGAGATATAGTCGCCTTAGTTTTTTTAGTTTTAGAGGGAGCCACAGGCCGCATTAATACTCTTCCCTCTCCTAATTTTTGTTTAACTTTAAATCCCCTTGCCTCCAGCATTTTTTGCATTACAGGATTTACCACATCCACTTCTGTAATTGCCTTTGGATTTTCATCTTTAATATCAGAAGGCATTTTTAATACAGCATCAAGTAAATTAGAGCCAATACCCGTGCCTTCTTGACCTTCGTCAACCACTACATCAAAAGTATACTTATATCCATCGTACGATGTAAATGCACCACCAATGACATTGCCATCAGCATCTCTTGCAACATAGGCAATCTCTCTATCTGATGTAATACCAAGGTTTCTTTTCTTAGCTATATCTTTTACCTGTTCTTCAGCGTCATAATCTATTTCACCCTCTTCAGTTATAGCACTTTCTATTACCACCCCTTCAGGTAGTTGCTTTTTAGTTACTACTTCTTCTTGGACACCCGCTTCGGTAGTGACTTGAGGTTCTGCTTGGGGTACTCCTTGCTCCACTTCTTGGCCAACTGTGGCTCCTGACTGAACAGGTACTTCACCTGCTGCTTGCTCTTGAACGGCATCTTGTTGTATGGTTTTAGGTTTACCAATAATTTTATAAGTAGTAGGCTGATATGGGTCATCAGGTTCTACTTCTTGTATTTGAAAATCAATCTTCTTGTATGAATTTGCAAGGTTTCCAACAATACCCTGAGCTTGCTCCTCAGTTAGTGCATCATCTGCATACTCTAAATCACCTTTAGGAGATTCAATAAAGTTATAGTCAGCACTACCATAAGATAATTTTCTAAGTTTATTCTCCTCAAGAACTTTTACAGTCTCTTTTAAAGATTCATTATTAGAATCAACCTGAGCTATCTTCTTTTCTACATCTTTAATTGATTTGTCAATCTCTTCAATCTCCTCATCAGATGTGGCTCTAGCTCTTCTTCCTAGCAACGCTGTAAGCACACCGTTCATGATTGCGCCTACTGTACCACCTACAGCAGCAGCCTCGCCTACGCCATCTAAGAAGCCTCTAGTGGTGCCATATATAGCATCTGCTGTTACGTTCTCATATACAGCCTGAACGCCTTCAGTGATTAATTCTTCGCCACCACCAACTACTGCTCTCTTTAATATCTCTACCCCTTTGTTACCAACTAAAACATTATCCAGTCTCTTAAATAAATTATTTACTGGTAACATCTCTAGAGGAAAGGTCATCACTGCATTTTGAATAGCAAATCCAAGTGCTTCATTTTCCGTAGCCCCTTCCAGCTTTGCTTGTTTGTATGATGGAGCGGCTACCTGTGAAATAGTTAAAACTCCTTGAGCCGTACCTATTCTAGAGACTATATTTTTACTATAGTTAGCAACAGCCTGCATTGAAATCCCTTTCTTTCCAGCCTCCTTAGCAATAGCCATAGCTCCTCCTGACATTCCGCCAGTAAGTATTATTGGAACCATTTCACCTAAAGCATTGGAAACCTGACCCCAAAATCCGGACTCAATGTCTTTGTCTGTTGGAATAAAATCATTTATTAAATCCTTCCACTCACTAGCAGCTTGGTAAAGATTAACATTAGCTCCCAATGGAAGATTCACATTAAGTGCAGAAGTCTCATCAACTAAACCAGTCTTTGCAACTAAGTTTGTTGCTGCAGCGGTGGCTATTGCGGCAGTCTCTAAAACCCCAGCTGGGGACTTAATAGCTCCTTTAGCCAAAACTTTACCTATCTCTCCAAATACCTTAGGAATACTCTTCCCTATAAATTCAGGAGCTCTACCCGTAGTCTTAACCCCAGAGATGCCCATTGGGCCAAACATTACCTCTTCAGTATACGGGGGTTGTGTGGGCTGGTCAGGTTGAACAGATGGTATTTGCTCAGGCAAAGGCTTTCCGGGTTGATACCCGAACTGAGCCATCTCAGGTTCAACTGATTCGGACGAAGCCAAAGAACCAAGTGCCGAAGGTAATGCCGTAGTATCTTCTTTTTTTTTTAACTCTGCTGACATTTCAGGTTCTTGACCTGAGGCTTTTATAGGGGATACACCCATCAATATTTTATAATCGTCTATTGATTTTTTGTATCCATTCTGTACGGATAAATTATAAATATCATTTAAAGCATTTGAATTGGTAGAAAGCAATGTCTTAAATTCATCAACTGATTTCTTGTATCCATTCTGTACCGCTAGGTTGTACGAGTCTATAATAGCCTGTTCGTTCATCTTGTATGCTTGTATGTATTAATTAATATCCTCCCATAACTCCACCTGTTTTTCTGCTTGTCTTAGGAAATAAGCTTAGCACAGCTTCGGCTGCCATTTCTTGTTCCTCAGCAGTTCCTCCCTTAGCATAAGTTTTAATAATAAAATCCTGCATATTTTTAAGTGCAGTTTTATTTTTAGCTGGGTCTCCTACTTTATATCCTGCTGATTCTACTCCGTTAACATCGACAAAAACATTTCCTGCTGCATTATAATCAAATTTAACTCCTGACAGTTTTGGTGAAATAAACTTGTTAAACTGCTCTGTCAAAGCTTCTCCGCTTGTAAGCTTTTGAAGATACGGAGTTAGTTTAGGAGTCTGAATGCTTTCAGAAACAATTGTATTTAGCTCATCTAATGGGGCTTGGTCGGAAGCTTGTGCTTCAAATCCTGTAGCCTCTGTAGTCTCATTTAAAGTTGCGCCTTTTGGAAGAAAATTCTGGAATTCTCTAATTAACACATCTTGATTTATATCATATACCCTAGCAAGAGGTCCAACAAATGATTTCACGAATGAAGTTGGGTCAGCAAGAGTCTTACCATCTGCTCTAAATTTAAATTCTTGAAGATTTCCATTTTCATCTACAATACTAAATCCATTTTTTGTTTTATTAAAATCAATTCCTGTTAATCCACTTATAAATTTAGTACCTGAATTTGATTTATTCGCATCTCCAGTAAGAGCAAATACTAAATTCTCAGCTATGTTTTTAGCATCTGCTCGTGCTTTTTGCTCAGCATCCTCTCCAGTGCTATCCGCTCTTTGTCTAGAAACCTGACCACCTTGGTCAATAGTTTCTTTTCTAGTAATCATTCCTAGTAATTGACCTGTCATCCATTTCTCGGCAGCAGCATTTTGAGTATCATTAAATTTATATTCTGCTCTACCTGTGTCAGGGTCTGTTACTTTAAGAATTAAGTTAGGGTCTTTGGCAGCAGCCTCAGGGTCTGTTGTAGTTGTATAACCCAAGGTATCTCTAAGTAAAGATGCCTTCTGTAATGGGTTAGCCATAGCTGAATTAACAGAGCTTTTCATTGATGAGTAAAACTCAAATAGCACCTCCTTAGTAGCAGGGTCAATATCATTTCTTAGTCTAAGGTCTTCTACAGAAGTAATGCTTCCAAGCTTACTCATTGTAGCTGGGTCTATTGAAGCTTGAATCTCTGTACCTAAAGTATCAGCTATGCCAACCAATGCTTCTCTAGGTTTGAACTTATCAATCCTTCCAAAGATACCACCTTGTATGTACTGCATTCCTCTAGTACTACCACTCTTTAGACCCATTACTTTTTGACCATCAATGTCTTGCTCTTCCTTTAAGCCAACATTAACTCTGCCTGTTGGTGAATCAATAAAGAATCCTGACTGTCTAAAGTTTCCGTATCCTTGAATTTCTTCTAAGTTTTCTATTTCTAGAAGTGAAGATTTATCAGTCTTTGCTCTTTCCATTAACTCAGCATACTTAGCTTGGAATTCTTTCATTGCACCAAACGCTTGTCTGGTTCCGTCAGTTAAATTCTGACGAGCAATCATATAGTCTCTAGGGTCTAACAACCCACTCTTTAATAGCTTCTCTTGTTGAAGCATATATTTAGTTGCTTGGTCAGCAAATCTTAAAGCTTCTGTACTTCCGGGTTCATGCTCTCCTTGAGGGGCATTTGATAACTCTTCGGCATATCTACGTGTAGCCTCATCAATAGCCGCCTTCTTCTCTTCTCTTACAGCAACTTCCTGACGGAGCATATCCGTCATATCCTTGCCTATCTCAGCCCAATTGACCTGAGATTCAGCACTACGTTCAGCGTATTTATAAAATGTAGCCATTAATTATTAACCAAAATTGCCTCTTACCTTTTTTAATGTTGCTGCAGGAACGCCTAACATAAACTCTTTAAAAGCCTCTGGAGTTAATGTACCAACTTTACTAAAATCAAAACCATCAACCACACCTTGTGTAGCTAATTTTTGTTGTATACCAGCTTGGTCTAACCCAAAGCCCTTGCCAGACAAAGTATTTGATATTTGTTGAGTTTGTTTAGCTGAAGCAGTCTTCTCAAATAATGGGGCCTGCTCAGCCAGCTGACTAGCCATACTAGTGACTCCTTGAAATCCTTGTTGAGTGGCTTGTGCCCCTAGCTCTTGTGCGTTAGCAGCTGCAAGCTGAGCTCCAGCTACTTCTTCAAGGTCTATTTGAATTCCAATGTCACGACTCCTTGCGTCCTCCTGTGCACTAATCATATTAAGCTGCTGAAGGTCTTGGTTCACTGCAGATGTAATTCCCTCTTGAGCTTTGTTTGAGGCCAATAAAACTTTACCTGCAGTAGCAGTAGCACCCCTTACGCTCTCAACACCAGCTTGAATAGCTTCAGATGCCGCAGCAGAGAAAGCCTCTCTCTGGTCTCTATATATGTCTTTGTTAATCCCTAACTTATCATATACGTTAACGTCAAGCTCTTTACGGGCCAATTGCATAGCTTCGTCCGCTTTTTTATTGGCATCGTTCATATCGTTTCGCATTTTTGCTGCCTTACCAAAAGACATTGCGGTCGTGCCTGCGGTTACAGCTAATCCAATTCCTGCCGCTACTGTTGTAAATGCTGCCATATTATAAGACTTTTATCATTTCACTTGTGTATGAGTCTCCTTTGATATAGCCAAGACCCGCATAAGTATTTATTAAACTTTGATTTTTGATTAGTGCATAGATGTACTTACACCCAGCTAATCCACAGATTTCAGTCAATTTAAACACCAATAATTCAATGGCGTCTTTCCTTAGTTCCTTGTTGGTATAATACCTATTAGATATTATCCAGTCTACCCATCCAACCTTAGAGTTAGTAAGGTACATAAATCCTGCACAAACAGGAACATCACCGTCATAAACTATGATGCCACCTTTACCATTGTCAGGAAGGAAGTCCCTTTGAGGAGGAATCCATTTCCAGTCCTTCCACCACCCTACAAGAATGTCTTCGTAATCTGCTTCGCTTAACTCTCGTATTGTTAGTGCCATGCTATAACAAAGATATTAATTTTAAGGGAAACTTTTCATTACGTCAGACTCGACAGTAAATAGCTCAATCTTTTCTGTGTCAGTATTCTCTAAGTTAAATACGCAGTAATGTCCTAGCACACCATGAGACTCAGCAATTGAGTTTTTAATGTAAAGAAAATACGCATCCTGCACAGCAATAGGAGTGGTCCCAGATATCGTTGTATTGATAGTTATTTGGTTCACCCCATTTGGTAGGTCAACTGTAATTGCCGTCACCTGTCCCCCAAGTAATGGGTCTCCTGTAAAGTTAGGGGCCAGTAGGAAATAAAATAAGTCTCCAATACTTATGATGCTACCAATAGAAATGGTTAATGGAAACTTGATAACATTACCACCGACAACTTGTGAGCTTCTTCCTATACCATTTACACTTCTTAGATTTAGCTGACCAACGGTATCGTTTCTAACAAAAGCAAAGAAAGTCCCCTCCTTTTTCTCAAAAAAATTGGCGCTAATAAATCCTGATACTTGTATGTCAGTTTGTAAAGTTACTGCCCAAGGAGAGTCTCCCTTTAGTGCTATGGTTTTAAATAGCTTGTTCTCCAATGGTGATACATTGAATACGCTTTGCAATGTAGATGTGGACTGAGTACCATAGAAGTTGTTTCTGGTCTCATTCACATTGTGACGAAACAAGTTGCCTCCACTGAAAGTGTAGAAATAGTTATTCATTCCTATCATCCAATCAGGATAGTAAGAATAGAAGGACACCCATCCGGGTGCCGCTTCGCTGTATGTTAGTGTATAATTTGCCATAGTTTAACAAGGTCCCCCATAAGTTGATATAAATCCTAATGCGTCTACTTGAAAAGAATCTCCACTAGCAGGAGCTGACACAGTCTTATAGTGTGTATTGTTACCATTCAATGGTGTAGTAAGTCCCACGTTTGTGTATAACACCTTGCCTGCAAGAAAAACAGCATATAATGATGCTTCTGTTCCTACAATGTATACGGTCAAAGGAGTTCCTGTTCCTGCACAAGCAGCTACAGAACTTCCCCATCCGTAAGTATTAGGAGTTGTAGTCACATCAAAATATACTATGAATTGACTATACAAGCAATCACCAAAAGCAATGATAACCCCGTTGGCATCTACTTGAAACCACTCATTGGTACCTGCATCATTAGTCTGATAGTAGCCTACACCAAGTTTAAACTGCCCATTAACATCACTAAAAACCAAGTCATACAAACCTAAAGTACCGCCTGCTCCATTAACGTGAGCCACGTAGTACGTTTGGTTTATAGTAGCTGAACAAGCCGTTGAGCTATCAACATTAACTGTGCTTGATGAGAATGATGTAAGTGCAGCAGGGCATAATACAGACACATTAAATACCGTGCCTGAGCATGGACCTATAAAAGTAAGATTTAGAATAGATGGAGATGCCGATATCTTAGGTATAACCATTACACAATTCCCCGGTGCTGAGGCAGTAAGCTGCATTTGACCTGCAGCTACAGATACGCTCTCTGTAGTCCCTAATGAAGCAAATATTGTCCCATTATACTGAAACTCATTAAGGGTATAAGGAGACCCTGCTACTATACCGCAATCAAAAGTTGTGTCACCAACGTAAGTAGGCAATCCCGCAGTCCCTTGTCTCCAGCCAAATGAAGGTGAAGAAAGACCGTTATAGATGACACTATTAAATAAAGCACTAATCCCATCAGGTACTGACAGTGGTTCAAACTCAACAATTACAGCTCCTGTGGGAGCACCAAGGTTTACGTTTAAATAGTATACACCTTGGTTCCCACTAGCACTTATACTTCCTCCACAAACAATTGAACAAGAAGGACAGGTCTGCTGGGGAACAAGTACACATGACACTTGTTCTCTGACTATTACACCGTCCGAGTAGAAACCATTGGCGGCACATACCGTTAAAGCTGCGTCTGTAAACACAGCCGTAGCGGAGCCTAGTGATGGGCCATTTAAATAATACATTGAACTTGTAGCCATTATATTTTATTTTTTATTTTAAACTACTGGACATCCACAGCAAGCATCTAGTGTAGTTGTACTAGAATAACACAATGTCAAAGGCACAGAATCTCTAAAATCCCAAATAAGATATAGGTAATCATCTAAAGCAGGGACAGTAAAATTCGCAAAGTTATTAATTCCACCTCCTTGATTTGGTGTCGCTATAGTAGACAGTCCTAGCAAAGTAGATATGTTTGCAGATGTGTTGGTGTACAATGTATTTGACATTAAATATCTAAACTTGTCTGTAGCAGGATTAAATACAAATGTGTCTGTAGATAACTTGTTAGCAATGATACTCAATGTGCTTCCTGCAGGAGGAAATGCTCCGGGACCCACAGCTCCTGTCAAAGAGCTATATCTTGATACCAATGGATTATCGTTAGAAGATAAGAACGTAGTGCCAACAGACTGCAATGGAGAAGTATAAGTTCCATTAACATATCTGTACTGCGTCTGAATAGTCTCTCCTGATTGGAAGTCATTTGTCACAACCACTTGGACAATTGTCAAGTTAGTAGTAATTGTACATTCAGCCAGTACTGAAAGAACTATATCTCCAGTATAATCTATTGTTATTGTAGCTGTTTCAACAGAAATATTATCTTTAGTAAATGTCAGCGTTCCACTAGTGGTCTCAACTCCGGTGGCATAAGTGGTTCCATCGTAGACCACAGTAATTTCAAATGATGAACCAGCACTAATTGTTTCAACTGTGTAATTAATATCAGAGGTTCCAATAACAGCACCTAAGTCTACGCAGTATTCAAAGCTATTTGATACAGATGGTAATGTGCTAAGAGTAAAAGTTTGTGATACCCCACAAGCCAAGCACTGAGGATTTGATGGAAGGTCTATATCGTTTGTAGATAACACGTACTCGTTCATGTATGGGTCAAACCCACCTAGCTTCTGAGTAGCGTATGACCTATTGAACTCGTCTCTAAACCATGTTCTCATTCCTAGTTCAGAAATAACTGCAAGCTGGTCATTACTAGATGAGTCTCCTACAAGTTGAATAACAACTCCTCTCTTTATGTCAGTAAAGAATCTATTGAATCCCCACTGCACATAGCTCTCAGGATTAAAGCTAATTCCATATCTTTCAGTTCTTGCAATCTGAGTTCCTAATATTTCAGGTACAGAAGATATTACACCACCACCTGTAGAGTCTGAAATCAAGTTCTTACTTGCAAGGACGTATGAAATCTTATCTTCTTGAAGCACTAACACATCAGTATTCCTACCATCCATTACGTAGATGTCTCCGAATGATGGCTCCAATACTTTATAGTTAAGCAAGCCAAGGTTAAACTCATTGAGCTTGTTTACGTTTGACTCTGCGCTATAGACACCACTATAGGTAATATCTGCAAATCTATCTGCGGCTTTGTAGTCCTGAGCAGAAACACTAGTCACTCTGTTGCCAAAGTTAAAGAAGTTGCCAACCAATGAGTCTCTAATCTTATAACTCTCAGCACCGTTTCCAAATGCAAAGCAGTTAAAGAACTTAGTGTCAACTATTGCAGGAGTACCCGTAGCAATGTTTTGGTTCTGAATATTTCCTTGATGGTTTCCATTCACAATAGCGAATGACATCTCGTTCTCAAAGAATACATCAGGCAAAGACTCAGATGGTTCGGTCTCAAAGATTATAACTTTATCAGAACGGAACACAGTAATGTTTACCGATACGTTTGAATCTCTTGCTCTTGGTTTAAATCCTGCCCCTGTACAAGCCTCAGTTCCTGTCACCATTAACTGAAGCTCATTAGTCACAGGGTCTCTATAGAACTGATAGTAGTTTGTGCAAACAGCTGAAACAATAGCTGGAGTAATAGCTGGTGTAGCTGAAATTGCTGAATAAAATACATTTTGAATAGGACAACCGTTACCACCAACAATCTTTATACCATCGTTTAAATACTGCTGAATATTTTCACCTACAAACCAATCATACATATTGTTGTATACGTTTGGAGATATAAAAGTTTGTTCAAAAGTATTTCTTCTTTCTTCACATCGACTACCCTCTCCTCCTCTGAATTGCTTTATTGACATTACAATTCTACTTCCCGCAGGAACATTGTAGTCTACAAAATCCCAAGTAGGATTTGATGGGTCGGTTCCAGCTATATTCATAGGGTAGAATAGAATAGGATAATCTCCGCCTTGCTTCTCCTTTATCGTTATAGTTCCCGGAGCAATAATTGCATTTTCATCTTGAATAACATTAAAGCTATTTGGATTAATCTTAGCATATACTCCAGCAGGAACAGATATAAAAATCGTAGAGTCATTTTCACTCGGTATCTCAAGAAAACCTTCGGCCTGAGAAGACTTCTCAAGAACAGTGGCATAAACACAACTAGTAGTTGGTCCTTCTGAGTCTGCCTTCACGATAAATCTATCTCCAACCTCTACCTTTCTAGAGTTCTCTCCTTCCAATAAGAAGTAAGCATTATTACTATTTGGGTCTTCAAAAAATATGTTGCAATAAATCACCTCATAGTTCTCTTGGTCAGGCTTGATGACAAACTTGTATCTAGTAGCCCAAGCAGGAGGAGCCTGCTCAAAAGGTATTGTAACCTGAATAGAGTTCTTGAAAGAAGACAATCCACAAGCCACGTGCTCAGTATTGTTTGGACTAACTAAAGCTGTTGAGGCCCTGTTAAAATCATCCATATAGACAATACCAATCTCGTAGTCTCTATTACTATGAAGGCTTTGAGTATTTGCTATTTCTTGGAAAGATGCGTTAGCAAATGTGATGCTATAGTATTCGTATACTGTCTGAGTTGGAGTTGCAATATTGTTAACATATTTCATTGCCGGAATCTGAAGGCCAATCTCACTGCTAGCAGGAGATGTTAATATCCCAATAGCTTGACCAGCCGCACTAATTCCACTAGCTGTTTTAAACAACCCACTCAAAGTGTTTGGTAAATCACAGTTGAATTGGTCTGTAAGTGTAACTCCATCGCAAAAGGTTGCAAGAGGCTGAATATTCCCATCGGTCCCTATGGCCTCCTGAAACTCTGCACTAGACCCCAAATCATAGACCGAAGTAAAATCTCTAGGTAAAAAGAAAACAAAATTTAATCTTATGTTTTCTGTAGTTTCAGTTGGAAATGGAGAGTCTCCAGTGAATTGGGCGTGGTCTATAGTCAAATCCAAACTTATTGCTGAACCTGCAATCAATACCTTATCCACTAAATCAATATTGACTATTGAGTCAGGAATATTTTCAGCTCCATCAATAGAGTAATTCCCTGCCTCAACGCTAGTGTCTGTATCTGTTAAGCCAATATCCTCAGATACTAATGACGTAAAGTACTCAAACATTATTGGCACACCGTTTTGGTCTACTAAGTCATATCCCTCCACGTAGTTGCCATACATCAATCTGTTGCCCATAATAGTCTGAGCCTTTGCAAATCGAGGCACATTATCGTACAGCCTTAATAGCTCTGACTCAGAAAGAATGGTAAAGATTTTACTGTTTGTAAATGTGTATGGTTGTAGGACATTGTCAACCAATCCTAAGTTTTGCTTATCAAGCTTCTCAATTACTTTAATAATATTCCCATCAGACCTCTTAAACAATAAGTCAATTCCAGTAACTAAAGAGCTTCCTGTATTATAAGTGATGACTGCTGAATTGCATAGATTAGTCATGCCCTCATTTAGATAGCTGTCAACACTAAAGCTAAAATTCTTAGGTATGAATGCAGGCTGAGACCATTGAGAAGTAGCACTATACTCTCCATCAATGTATCTGTATCTATAAGCGAAGCAAATGAATCGTGTCTCTAAGAAATTCTCTTGACCATTATTTACTATAGGCTGAACTGCAGGGGCCTCTAAAGGTGGCTTCTTTATTACCAGCAAAGACTCAGCACTAACTTGGTCTATGTTAGCAACTGGATTAGGATAGTTTCTTTGAACATTTATTGTCCTTGGAGCATTGTAGTCGTCCGTAAAGAACAGCAGTTTATTATCCAAAATATCTACCCCTGTAATAAGGTAGCTTGGATTAAAATTCAAAATGGTATTGACACCACCCCCATCATTAATAGAGATGACATGGTAGGTCAAAATATTTGTGCTGACATTAAAAGAAACAATTAGGTCTAACTTACCTGTAGCTCCAACTGGAAAGTCAGGGTCATGTACAAACCAATAAAGTGTTTCAGTAACACTATTTTCAATAGCCCCTATACATCTTGCAAAAGCACTAAGAGGAGTCCCATCAAGATAAGACAGAGAAGTCAATGGTAGATTTCCCTTTGTATTTTCAATAACACCAATTTCAGATTCTTCTGTAGAACCCATTCTGATGTTCATAGCATCAATGTATTCTCCGTCAGGAATGACTCTTTCGTCATAGACTTTATTCATCCTTCCTTTTACGAAGTTTCTGCTAATCTTTGCCATATTATTTAATCATCTTGTCTAGACCTCTCATGTTCATCAATAGTCTTCCGGGATGGATATTGCTAATTCTTATTTTAGCATTCCTCAATAAGGCAGACCTTTCTTTACGAGCACGGGTAACAATATATTCCTGAACCCCCAACTTGCTACTTAAAATCTCACACTGAATGTAAGCATAAATGTACTTTTCAAATAACTTATTAACGGTAATCTTAGAATTATCTCCTTGCTCCATGCCGTCTGACACATACTCAACAACACAAGACTCTCCTGCCATTGGTGAATCAAAATTAATTACTCCTGCTTTCCTGTCAATATTAAAGGTAGGATTAAAGTTTGCCGTCTCCGTGTTAAGACCATAAGCCGCACCGATGTTGCCCTCAAAATACCACATTCCATCGTAGTTAAAGCCTTCGTTGCCATCAAACTGATTTGCTTGGTTCAAATAAATGCTCTTCTTAATTTTGCTTAATCTATCAAAATCAATATTAGAGTACTGAGGACTCAATGCATTTCCATCCTCGTCAAATAAAATGCGACCTGTATTGTCTTGAAGATATGCTCTAGATGATAACGTCTGAATATTCTCAGTCAATGGCCTTAACCATCCATCCTTATACATAGAAACTCTAACCCAGTTGACATAGTCAGATGGTAATATAAATATCAAGTTGTCTGGAACGGTAAGCTGAAGAACTTTTATTTCTTTGAACGCATCGTAGTTAAGCTCTTGAACCGCTCTCTTTGCATGAAACAATATCTTATACCGCTCCTCATTGTTTACCAATGAGTGATTGCCTGAGTACATCAACAAGAAGTTGTTGACAACGTCCTGAAGACTGATATATTGATACGAGCCCCAATTGGCATCCTCAGGTGCCGCTCCTTCGTTCTCGTAGTATTGGTATTGTGATAAGTATGCCATGTGTTATTTTTTATGGATTCTGCTCCTGTTGTTCTTTAGCCATACTGAATTGAGTAACCTCTGACTCTCTAATTGAAACTCCACAGTATTGAAGTATTCTTGAAATCAACTTATACTCATCCTCAAGTGGCAACTCAAAGTCCTGATAGTCACCTTGTGATTGGTCAAATACAGGCTCTCCATTTGTCAAAGTAATATATGTCCATTTTGGTGGCTCAGGGAATCTGAAATAAGTACACTCAACTTGTCCTTTGTTTTGAATAGAAGAAGGATACAATGTAATTACTTCTCCTTGCAACGTATAAGCAGGAAATTGAATTGTTGGGGCTGTAAGATTAGAATTATTTAAAAGTGCAATCTTTCCAACATTAACTTTTTCAGCTTGAACAATTGTAGCTGAAGAAATTATAGTGTATGAATTAGCAGACGCCAAGAATATGTTCGATTCTAATTGTATGGTGGTATTGCTGGATACTAAAACTACAGTGCTAACCAATCCTGTCGTAAGGTTGGTGACAACATCTCCCGGTACTATACCCTTTGATAAGAATGCTCCTGCACTGTTGACTAAGTTACCTGCAGACACAGACGTGTTAGTTCCTGTCGCAAGAATAACTGGCTTACACTGTACGTCTAATATGTAGTAAGGGTAATATCCTGTAGTAGTAGGAGTTGGTGATGAGAACTTGTTGGCTGTAATCTTAGTAAGATAATCTGTTCTTAGAAAACCCTCCATTGTTTCTGACATAGGTTGCTCCAAATCAGCGTAGTCGGTGCCTGCCGTTCGAGTGTTCTCAGCATTTATTATTTTATTGTAGGCATCAAAATACTCTTCAAAGATTTGCATTTGCGCATTTAGAGCAAACAAATTAAAATCTGAAGGGGAGATGTAGCCGTAGTTGTTCTTGTTCAAAACGGATAGTACCGTGTTTCTAACAGAGTTTATCATTTTTTCGCCTTTTCACAAATATAAACAAAAAAAAGGAGGCATTACAACGCCCCCTTCTCCTCCAATCAATCAATCATTTTAAGCTAAAATTGCTTCTAACATTTTCAATGAATCAATCCCTTCATCGCTTTGCAAGAATCCTCCTGCTATTTCGTAAGGGTCTTCCCCGTAAGGAATAGACATCATCTTCTTTTTGTTAGTCGAGGTGTTAAACCAAATCTCTTTGTCTCCGTTTCTCAAAACCAATAGTTTGTTTTCAAAAAACATTCTAATCTTTGCCTGATACTTTAGTTCAGGGTCATTTAATATATTTAGGAACTCTCTAGGGTCAGTCTTAGCAAACACTAAGATATCACGTCTCAATTCAGCAGTAGACACCATTGATGGGTCCTTACCAAACATTACTCTAGTTAGAGTTTCAATCTGGTCAATAGTTAATTGACGAGCTTCTATTAACGCTTCTACTTCTAGGTTCAAATCCTCAACCTCTTCAGCTGCTTCCTTTTCCTTATCTACTTCATTAAATATAATACCACTCAATGGGTGATAATGAAGGAATTGTTGCAGTACAGGGTTTTGTTTTGGAACCCTTAAAAACCCATCTTCAAAAATGATAGGTTCAATAATTGCATTCCCATCTTGCTCATCTTCAAAAGGAGACTTTTGATTAATGGAATATCTGAGAGCACGATTAACATTGTTCTTCTCATCAAACCACATTAGAGGAAATCTAGGGTGATTTCTTGAAGCCAATGTATAAGACAGTGGGCTTCCTATTTTTAGTTTGTAGACTTTGTCTACAGGGATATTCTTTGCCATTTTTTAATTAATTTAATTTGATTTAAAATTTAAAAAAAGAGAGTGTCCCTAAAGACACCCTCCCTTTATTTATTATCAACCGAATCTGAACAATACGAAGTTGTTTGCACCAAGGGTACATACACAACGCTCAGATAGGAAGTTAACCTCCATTGCATCAAGGTCGCTCGTAGCGGCACCACCGGCAGAACCTGTAATCCAAGTCTTGTAACGTCTGTCTTCAGCTTCAGAAGCTCTGTAACGTACGTGCAAGAATGGACGCTTAGCGTTCTTACCCATGATTTGGTCATACACTGAAGTAGAACCTGCAGGAACCAACAAACCAGTGATGGTCCCTGTTGCAGTAGCAGCAGCAGAAGCCAAACCACCCCGCATAGTTGGGTCGTTCAAGTACTTCCAGTCAGACTTGTAGAAGTCATAACCTCTACGGAATCCTGTGAATCCAAGGTTTAACGCCATGTCAACATCATTGTCAAATAGACCATAAGATGCAGCACCTGCAGCACTACCTCCATTGTATCCATTCAAGGTAGCCAACATATTGTCGATGTCGAAGCTAAGACCACGGTTAACAAATACTACGTTCTCTTCGATAGCACCTTGCTTGTCAAGACGAGAAACGATAGTATCCCAATCAGGAAGAGTAGTTGGAGTTCCACCACCCCATACGTTACCTCTTGCGTTAACAACGTAGAAGATACCTTCAGAACCCATCATTCCAGCAACTTTAGCACCTGAAGCGGTAGCAGCAGGAACAGCTTCAATCATTGCAGTCTCAAGATAATCTTCGAAACGAAGACGAGTCTCGTGCTCAGATTTCAAATACCAAAGATATCCAGTTGCTCCGTTCTCAGTAGTAACTTCAATCCAACCGATTTGAGCCATGTCAGAACCGTTAACCGCATACTTATCTTTGATGATAATAGGGTTGTTAGAATAGATGTCATCCTCAGATTCCAAAGAGCCAACCATTCCAGTAGTACCTTTCTTAAACTCAGAACCGTAAATGAATACAGTACAAGCAGTAGATACAGCGAAAGCTTGACCTGCAGCCTCATAGTAAGCAACTGTAAAAGTAGTTGCAGAAGGAACAGCAGTAACGATTGCCTTGTTGAACACCCCTGAAGAGTTGTTCTGAATCATTAAAGTTTGTCCAACACGAATTGCGATATAAGTAACACCTGAGTCAGCAACTGTAAAGGTAGCTGTATTAGAAGCAGCAGCAGCAGCTGAAGTACAAGAGGTATACTTAATGTGTAGACGACCTTGTTCTGCCCACTTAATCTGGTCAGAGTTAGAAGGCATCTCAGCTCCAACCATTCTTAGGAAGGAAGCGATGGTTCTATTACCATAACGCTCAAATTCTTTCTCGTAGGTATCAGGTAGATACTGGTTCAAGAAATCGAAGTTGGTAATGTAGTTTGTTTGCAACGCCACTTGCTCAGCACTCGGCTGTAGAGCGAAGGTGGGGTTGTTTAATAATGCACTTGCCATTGTTTTTTAGTTTTTAGTTTTTACATTTTTTTTGCGCTGCGAATTCTCAGATTTCTTCCTGAGTCAGGGTTTATCGCTTTCACCTGCATTCCTCCTGTAAACTTGCCAACCTCTGGAGCTCTACGCTCCGTCATGTTTATGTTCTTGATTTTACGAGTAACATCGTCAGTAGCATCTGACAATCCTTGCTCATAAAAGAACTTGGCAAACTTCTCAGGGTTCATAGCCATGGCTAGTGACCTGTGGTATCCCGATGCGTCTTTGACCATTCCGCTTTCGTCCAAGAATTTGTTTATAAAATTCTGTGGGGTAGATTGAATGTTTTTTAACTCATTGGCATCTCCCGGTGAAAACATGATTTTCTTATCGTTGATGTTGAACTCAAATCCCTTGAAATCTTTACTAAAGACCTCATCTGTTTTTTGGTCAAACCATCTACGCTTTCTATTAGTTTCCTCCTCTATAGTCTTCGCCTCTTTAACATATTGCTTATAGCTTTCGTAAATTTCTTTTTCTTCATTAGGAACAAATGCCGAACTTGACTCAAGTGGCACGTTATATTTTTCCTTCTGAGCGTTAAAGTATTTCTTGGCCTCAGCAATTATTTTTTTTCTAGCAATCTTAACTTTCTTAACGGTAGACTCATCATCTAAATCTTCATCAAATGAATAGTCATCCATTAAAGCCTCAATATCCTCACTGTCTAATCCTTCTTGAGTAGAGGTAAGGTAATCTTTAAGAAGCTGCTCTGGGTTCATTGAATCGAAATCCTTCTTCAATTGCAAGAAATCCTCAAAGCCTCTGCCTGTTTCTTTTTTATATTTCAAATAAGCAGACACATCATCAGGAAGGGGCTCTGCGTTACTACGCTCCGAAACCAAATCATCAAGAGAATTTATCTGCTTGTTATATCTTTTACCAAGGTATGAAAGAACGTCCTCATCTTTTAAATCAACCCCAGCAGGAACTGCTTCATTAGGGATGTTTTGACCAGATGATAAGTCATTGCCATTGTTTAACAGCGACTCCTCATGCTTTTCAATCAACTCATTCTCTACCTCTCTTACCCCTTTGGGCTCGATAACGTCTAGTGACCTTACTTTGATTTCCATTTTATTAGATTTTATTTTTACAAACTTAATTAATTATTTTAACATTTTATCGAGGTTCAAATTCTGCCAAATCAAAGCCATCCAAACTGTCCTCGTTTGATTCAAAACTCAAAGGAGGAAGATTATTCTTTCTTTGATTAATTAATTTTGATTGCTCTGTGTTCTGCTGACTAATTCTTTTACCCTTAGCATCCTCCTTCATCTTGTCCCGCTGATTGAAGTCCTGAATTTCCATGCTTCTTAATTGAAGAGTATAGTTAAACTCTTCTCTCATTAACTGAGATTTAAGCATGGCCTCATTCTTGCCCTTCTCAATATCAAATGCCACCTCAGCTTGTTTGATTTGCATTTTAGCCTGCGTTTCCATCTCTATGGTCTTCATAGCTGTTTCTGCTGCCAACTGCTGGGACTGCATTTGTTGCTGAGCAATCATGGCCTGCTTTTGCATAGCCATCTTTTCCTCACGCTCTTGAGTTTTTACTCTCTTCAGCTTTAGCAATTGATTGGCAAGTTTCAAATTACGAATCTCACGAATATCAATTGCATCCTCAAGGTTAATGTCTCCCTTAGACAAAGCTATTTGAATGTTGGCTTCAAGCTGAGACTTCTGCTCCTCATCAGGAGAAATCTCAATGAATATACCAAAGTCATAAATATACAAGTCCTTAATCTCATTAAGGATTGATACGTTATACTTTCCTATTTGATTTGCAAACTCATCTGCAAAGTCAGAGTACTCTAATATGTCAGCTACTCTGTATGTCAATGCTTCTGACATTGACCTAAACATATAGATAGAACCATCAAGGATGTGTCTTGTCGCTGTGTTCGAGTTAAGGGCCGCCAACTTCTGTAGACCAACCAAAGAATTCGGGTCAGGCATAGAGCCATCTCTTGCTTCATTAAGTCCTGTTACAGACCTAATCATATCAATGTAGTGGTTCATGTTGGTAATCAACATCTGCGTTTTAGCAGAGCCTGAATTAGATGTGAGCTGCTGAATAGGAACTCGTGCATTGTTGAACTCTCCGTCTTGAGTATAGCTACGACCAATAACACTACCGGTCTGGAAGTATAGTCGTAGAGCATCCTCAGGATTGTAGGCGTTGCCTGTTCCCAAGTCAATCTCATTAAGACCATCGGCATCAATGAATACACCATCAGGCACAGTACGTGCAATGACCTGCTGTAGTTTTAGGTGGGTGACTTGAATCAAATCCGCAAAAGGAATCATCCTTCTACACAATGACTCAATAGCCCCCTTATACATACGAGGAGCACAGGCCACATAGTTTGGTAATGCGTGTTGCGATGCTGAAGTAGGACGAACCATGTTCTCAGACATCCTCCATTGCAACAACATATTGGTACCCATTACCATGATACCTTCGTACCATACGTCAATGGTCTTCTCAATCTTCTCGAAAGTCCCTTCCTCCATCATTTCTGGCGGAGGATTAAAGGTGTCGTCCTTCTCAATTACTCTAGAGCCACCGCCTTCAAAATTCTTTTTCTTATAGACAATCTTTTTGGTGGTCTTGTAATTGAAATACAATAATGTACAGGTGTCTCTGTAGAACATACTGTTCTCATAAAACTGAGCGACATTATAGTAGTCATACCAAGATTGACTGTACTGCGTTATTTGTTGTAAGTCTTCATTCGTGAGCGATTGGTCAATCTTCATTAGCTCACCAATAGGAAGGGTCTTTATTTCTCCCCAATAAAAACAATCTTTAAAGTATGGGTCTTCAGTATAACTGTAAACCACATTTGCTGGGTCCACATAAGAAATCTTAACACCAGCCCCCTGAAGGAACTCATGCTTAGCTATACCAATTCCAATTACAGTTAAGTCATAGTCTATTCTTTTTCTGATGTCATCGTAATGATTCTCATCAAAGATTGTGTTGATGGCTTCTTCCTCAGCTATCTCAATTGCAGGCTTATAGTTAAGCTGCATAAAAAGTGATAGCTCATCATCTGTTTGAGGTAACTGGTCAGGCTCCATCATAAAAGGATTTGCACCTGACTCCTCTTGAATAATCTCAAGTATAGGCTTTGCTATCATCTGTCCCTCAATCAGGTCCTGATACTTGCTTCTCTTTGCTTGAGACATAGCGTCTTGAGCGTATGCCTTAACCTTGAATAAACGGTCAGACATACCATTGACAACTACATCAATAAACTTTGGTATAATAGGAACAGGAGTCCAATCTAAATTTAAATAAGATAGGTCTCCATCAATTGCTAACTCGTTTTTATATTTGCCAATTGGCTGCTCACCTCTTGCGTATAATCGTAATCTTCTAAAATCTTGCCATTGTCCGTAGTACCTACATGAGTTTCCGTCCTTACGAAACCACTCATATTGTATAGCTTGACCTATTTGTAAACCAAAGGTATCAGATGCCTTCTCAGCATCCGTAGCTATTTGACTAGGAAAAGACACTGAATTAATTTGGATTGTTATATTCTTCATTTGTCCAATTGACTTGTTACCCCTTCGTTCTTATATTTAGCGAAGTTAATAATTAATTTCGATTCTTTTTTTTCAGGAATGTAGAGGTGTTTTTGATTTGCCATGATAGCCAGCCCTGAGCTAATACAGGCATCAAATTTAGTTCTATCATTTATGTCAAACTTAGCCCAATCCTCAAGTGTTCTGGTGAATGGCATCGTGCCCATCAAGTCTGACTCCCTGTACTTGCCCTCTGAGTCTAAGCCTACGAATTTCTCAATGTAAGACTCAATAGCTGATGCGTGTGATTGTTTGACATCTTCAGATGAGTTTGGTATTCCGCCTAACTCTCGTTCAGTCTTTGTCAGTTTAGCAAACTGTTTGTCCGGTCTGTTAATTGAAAAACCTCTGTAGCCCCTGTTTTTTAAGTGATACAATAATCTTGGCTTATTGTTTTCAACCAAGATAGGCATCCCGTAAAACACGCAGGCCATCAGCACTTCTTCGAAAAATATCTCAGCAGTTTGCGGTCTTGCAATGTACTCTAGAAAGAACTCATTTACAGGGGCATCGTCCATGTGAAACTTAGTCATTCCATGTAGCGCTCCGTTAGAACCACGTCCGCCAACCACAGCAGATATATCGTATGAATCACATCCAAATGACCCAAGATGTTCATTTCCGGGGTAGTTAATTCCATTACGTACATGAACATTGTTTTGCATGTGTTTAGGTGGTGCCCAGCTCATAGTAAATCTACCTCTTTGGTCGGGAGTCCAAATCACCTGAGTATCCTTAATCCCATCCTTCCATGAGAAAGAACCTCTAGTAATATAGTGCTCCTTAATCATTGAGTCGTTGTAATCAATCTGCTGATATATCTTGGTCAGGTTAAATATGGATGACTTGCTCTCGTCTCTAAATGCGTGCGACTCTGTGCGTGGAAACTGACGATAGAATTCATTCAATGCATCTGCGTCACTCTTTAATGAATCAACCTCAGCATCCCAATAGTCTATTGCACCGTTCTTAATTAGATTGCCGTCAACGCCTTTTATAGGGGCCGTGGGCTTCTTAAATACAGGATGACCATAGATGTCAATGAAGCCTTCCATGTTCCACTCCATGGGTATAAATAAGGCGTAGAGCCCGCTCTTAGTTTGACCGTTAGCGTTCCTGTATTTTACGTTTGAGTCTTCGTAAATGTCTTTATAGTTCTGTCCACCTTTTGAAAGCGCATTGGATGTTGAGCCCATCATGCACTTGCCAATAATCTTACTACCTAATCGTAGACAGGTCTTGGTTACACGCCAATTCTCTTTGATGTTTACAGGCTTAGTCCATTTTGCAGATTCGTCATGGGCCAAGAACAATAGCTTCTCGCCATCATAAGAGTTGTCTTCAGTGTTCTTCCAGTCTATTGATGTATCAAGTCCATCGACATCAGTATCGTCAGTCTCGTACATATTCTTTTTAGTAATCTTTGCTGCCGGAACTCTGTATGCCAACTCAGTCTTTGGCTTATCCATTCCATCCATGATAGGCTTAAAAAAGAACGGAAGACGGCTATTGATTGGAACCACCTTGTCGGTAAACATCTTCTTTGCATCAGCACCTGTCTTTGACAAGATGCCTATACGTGCGTCCCGGGCAAGAGTACCTATGTTCACGCATTCAGATGATGACATAAAAGAGAATCCTGAACGTCTAATCTTTAGGTATATCATGCCAAAACTTCTATTGTCGGCTCTGCAGGCTTCCCAGAATATCCAATAGATTCGATTGGCTTCACGGAAGTCGGGGTATCCAATGTCAATACTAGACCACTGTAGATACATATAATGGGAGCCTGTGATGTAGGTTTTTACTCCATTGTTCATATACCAAAATCCTTGCTCTCTTCGGTCAAACTCCTGCTCAATGTAATCCACCCACTGGTCTTTAAACTCCTTTGGTTTTTCATTCCATTGAAATATAGACTGAATCTTAAATAAATCTCTTGGCAAATCTTCTCTCTCCCAGTGCTGCTCAGCTTTTGATGCGTGTCTTTCAAAACATTTATCAGGTGTAGGCGGAAGAGCAATTTTCAATCCTGATATCTCTACTACCTGTCCTATCTTGCCGCTCTTAGATATCACAATGACATCGTACTGCTCGTTATACCCGTACAGCCAAGACATCACTCTATTCTTGTTAGAGATAACTGCAGGAGGAATGTAATCCTTTACTACCCTACACAGACTATTGTTTTGACCTTCGCTCTGCAAACCCTTGTTTGGTATCTGTTCTACTTATGCCTTTGTCAATTGAATCTAAGTTTTCCTTCTCTGATTCTATTCTGTTTAGAATCTCAAAGGCATCGAATATAGCTAACTTTTTGGTGGCGGCTGCATTCTTTAATCTGTCAGCAGCAAGCTCACCTTCCTCATCCTTACTTTTTACTACGGTCTCTTCAGCAACCTTGATTAATTCATCAACGGCCTTATATCCTGCAGCAATAATTCTGAGCTTTATTTCTTTGATATCTTTCATCACTTAGACTTTAAGAACGCAACCTGAATTAATCTAGCTGACTCCTCTTCTCCAAAGTTTTCAAATATGTTTCTGGAGTGCAATAGGTTTGATTCAAACGCAACCATACGATTGAATTTAGAATAGACCCTGATTAGCGGCTTCTTCTCTTCATCGTATATTGTTGTTCCGTCTTCACTTGGAGACTCCTCATTCAAATACAATATGCAAGTTAGGTCTCCCATCATTTCATCGCTATGGATAAAGTTAGGTTCCTGCTGATTTAACGGGGACTTCCTTACGAAGTTAAGCTCTACCTTATAATCAGGAAATAGTTTAGATACAAATTTGGCAAAGTCATCGTTGTCTCCTCTAGGCTGTATGTTTCTGAATATGTGCTGCTTATCGGCCACGTCCTGAAAACCGTGTAGGTGAATGTCTGATACATAATCTTTTGGATTTTCTAATACGTTATCAAATGTGATTAGGCTCATAATCTGATTGTTATTTGATGGTCATACATCCGATAAAGCTTTTCCTCATCCACAGTAAATTCATATTCACTGTCAGGGCTAAAGCAAACCGTGTCCCCAGCTTTGATGCCTTGCGTTAAGAGGTACTCATTTGGGTACTTCATAATGCCCATGAGAGGCTCTTCACTGAAAGGTTTTTTGATGTAGCTTTCTGTAGCTGCTATTGGCTTAATAAAGCAGTAGCGGTCATAGGCGTTCCAGTTACCATTCTGCTTGTACATAAAGAACTGCTCAGTTTCTATAAAAAATAAATCATCCTTAAAGAATGACTTACCACTTTTCTGACGACCCTTTATGTCGTTGTAAAACTTAAATACATTATGATGAACTAGTAGGGTATCTCCAATTTCAATTGGGCCCTTGTATTGCAATGGAAGCTCAACGACTTCTGCAAACCGATTGGAGAACTTGTGGTCCTCTTCAGAGGTACTAACAATAAAATCAATCCCTCCTATCTCTTTTGTGTTATCGTACCGCTTTCCATTCACAGGTTTTGCTATGAAATAGAACGGAGACCTCATTAGATATTTATGTTATATTCAATAGAAATGGGAATAGTAGAGGTGAACTCCTTCCAGAGTACCACCTCTAACTTGTCGTTTATAATGAAGATTTGAATAGAATTCTTATCAGAGTTGACCCTGATTAAATGGATTTCGTTGCTATCACCTAGAACCTTCTGCCCTACGAGGTAGTGCATAGCACCACCTTTGTAGTCAGGCCCTATTGATATTTTACGAATTTCCATTACAGTTCTTCTTCCTGCTCTTCAATAAATGGAATCCCTGTAGTCCAATCCTTGAGGAATAAAAATCCCTCTAGACCATTTGTATTGATAACTTCAATAGGCTTGAAATCAAATTCCTTCTCATTCAAGTCTTGAATGTTTTTGGTCAAGTTTTTAAGCCCTTCCTTATTGAATTTGTATTCTCCCTTTTCGTCTAACAGCAAGATGCCCTTGTCATCAGTTGCTGCGTTGTCCAATCGAAACTCATCACGCTGAGCGCCATAGGACTCATGATGAGCCTTGAACTTCTCATAGATTTTAAAGAGCTTCTTCTGGATTTTTGTTTCCTGACCACCAATGACTGCATTGATTGAACCTACTAGAAGGTTGAGGTCCTTGTACTTTTTCTTGATTTCCATATTTAATTTGATTTAAGTTTCGTAAAGCTAAACAATCTCTCCTTCTTCTGCAATAGCCTGTTCAACAATCGGAGTAGGCTCAGGAGATGGTGGTACAGGCGGTAGATAGTCACCAGTGATGGTTAGGTTCAGCTGTGCTGCTACCCAACTCCATGCATAGGCATCGATTTCCCATTGAGTGTATGCTTCACCAGTCATGCTCAAGTTTCCTTGTGCCACTTGTTGAGATACATACCCCTCTGCTGTTTGAGAAAGTAGTTGATAATAGAATGTCGCACTTGTTCCTAGTGTAACATTTACAGCGTAAGCGTTCAAGATTGTAGCTTCTACTGTTTGTCCGTTGTCCCAGATTGCTACTGGAGAGATTGTTTTCATTTGTTTGTTGTTTATAATTATTTAATCATTTACGATGTCCCCGTATTCTTGCTCATTAGTTAATATTGTTTTTGTCTAACTTTTCGTTTAGTTCTTGTATTGCTTTTACTAAAACAGGTATTAATTCAGTATACTTAACACCTAAAGTCTGCATATCATCTCTTCCTACATCAATCAATTCAGGTAGTATTTCTTGAACATTTTGTGCGCTTAAACCAAAATATGCTTTTTTGTTTTCTAATTCAGAATCATATTTCCAATTAAACTTTAAGGTTTCTAATTTCAAAATAGATTCTAAAGCATTATCAATATCACTAATTTTATTTTTTAATCTAATATCAGAATCTGAAACAAAAGAAGTTGCGCCAATAGATAATTTAACACCACCAGTTGAACCTGCTCTAATATGAATATCAGCGTTATTACTTTGAATATATGGGTCATCTACAATATATGGGCTTGATGCTCCAATAAACAATAAAAGTCTATCAGCAGTAGTACCTCTTCGTAATGTTAACCCACTATTATTATTGTCTGAAACAATTAAATTACCTGAGCCACTTGTATCTGTACCTATTAAAACCTTTCCCTCCGAAGTGATGCGCATTCGTTCGGTTGGTGCAATACTTGGGTCTGTTCCATCTGTAGGGTTAGTACTAAAGGTAATTACACCTTTAAACCAACTTATTGGGTCATTTCTAAATAATATAGATGCCATTTGTGCAAGGTTATTTCCATAACCTCTCGCTTGCCCAATTATACCGCCTTGTATTGCGTTTACCACTCCATCAGCAGCGGTATTGGTTAAAAGAATATAGTTAGGTGCGCCATCTTGTAAATGTAATCTAGTTAATGGGCTAACTCCAATTCCAACGCTATTTGAAAAAGTAGCAACGCCTGTGGAGGCTAAAGTAAAAGTGCTTAAACTTCCTTTGTTCCTTATTGTTAAACTTCTACTCGATGGATAATCAATAAATCCATTAAAGGTTGATGGACTTAAAAACAAGTCTAATGTTTCAGCGTTAGCACTATTTTTTATTTCGTGGTCATTGCTTCTCAAAGTTCCACTAAACCGCCCAGTTCCGTTAACGTCTAGCTGATAACCAGAGTCCGTAAAAGTTCCAATTAATAATCTACTATTATTTATTAATCTTAATCCATTCCCTGTTGATGTATATACTTGAAATGCTGATTGATTAGAGGTGCTACCACTCATATCAATAGAAACACCATAAGACGCACTTCCACCATAATTCTTAAATGTTGCTACCCATTCGCCATCAGTTGTTTGGGTTGCAAATAATCTTGCTAATGTAGGAGCATTATTAATTCCAATATGTGTAGCTTGTAATGTACTACTAAAGGTAGCTGCGCCACTAGGAGCAATTGTTAAAGCATCTATTGAATTAGTTCCATCACTTCTTTGGGTGTTAAATAAAATACCTCCATTTGTTGAAGTATTAGCACCATAAGAAAAAAATCTTGAATAACCTCCTGAAAAATCAACTACATATCTACTTGCACCTAATCCACCGGGGTTTGTTCCTTGGCCTGTTAAATACCCTCCAACTGTCACGCTACTTGAAAAGGTAGCTGCGCCACCTGTTGTTATTGATAAACTGCCTCCATCTGTTTTTAAATGTAAGCCTTTACCTATTCCTGAACGCATTTCAAAGTCGTCAAGAATACCTACGCCCATAACTCCAGAGTTTCCAATTGCTCCTATACTTACTCCGCTTCTTCTTAAACTTATAGCAGCACCTATGACACTTGTAGAATCAAAAGTTGCATAAAGAGTAGTTGTACCACCAACTTGTAATCTTGCTCCATTGTCGGCAGCAGATACTCCAACCAGTAAATTGTTTGTATCTCCTTTAACAAGTAAAGAAGCGGATAGTAGTGCGTCATTATAAATAGTAAAGTCACTTGTCGTACCAAACATTGCAAAAGAAAACTTCTGCACTCCATTGGCATATAGTCCAACTCCAGCATTTGGCGTAGCTTGTGTTGAATCTATTCTTATTCTTGTAGCGGCAGCAGATGTTACAAGTAGCGGAAAACTAACTCCAGCGACTGGTGTAGGTGTAGCTGAGCTGCCTATTCCTAGTCTATCGTTTGTAGCATCCCAAAATAAATTACTCTCTCCTGTTATGGCTGAGCCTGATGACCAATAAGCTACCTGTCCCGCTGCGCCTGTTCCTGTTACTGGGTTTGTGATTGTACTCTGCTTGTTATTAAAAGTTGTCCAATCTGCCGAACTTAAAACTCCTCTATTGCTTGCACTTGCCGTAGGCACGTTTAGCGTTATTACAGGAGTTGTAGTGCCTGTTGCAACTGTACTTGATAGGTCTGTACCTGTTGTGCCTAGAGTTAAAGCAGCCACACTTGTAACTGTTCCTACTCCAGACCCTCCAACAAGAGCTACAGTTCCTGATGAACTTGGGAAAGTATATGTTCTGCCGCCGCCCGGATTGTTAAATGCAAATTCACAATAGCCTTTACTGTTGCCAGAAAAATATAAATTATTATTCCCATTGAATCCTAAGAAATTTGAACCAAAACTAACTATGCCAGCACCACTAACATTTTTTAAATTCGTTGGCGCTCCAGCCCCTACTTGTGGTACTTGTACTCCATCATTGGCATATATTATCCCTGCAACGCCTATAGCACCAAGTGAATATAAGTCAAAGTAGTTTATTAATTCCGATGTCCCCGTATTCTTGCTCATTAGTTCTTACTTTTTAATTCGTCTAACTCTGATTTCAACTCTTGAATAGCTTTAATTAATGGTACCACTATTGTTGCATATCTTACGTTTTCTACTTGACCAGTCCTGTCTTCATTTTCGTAATCCGCTAAATATGGGGACACTTGCGCAACATCTTCAGCTATTAATCCTAAAAAGTCAATGTCTGCTTTATTATAATAATCTTTTTTATACTTAAATGTTTTTGGTTTTAATGCTAGGATTGTATCCAAGCCATTTCCATCCCAATTTATAATATTTTCTTTAAATCTTCCAGAAGACGCAGTGCCTCTCTCTAATGTTCCACCTGCACTAACATAAAGGTTTGGAATTTGTGCAGATGTATTATTGTATGGTGACCCAGCAAGAGTACCAGTATTAATTACTCCATCTCCTCTTACAAGAAAAGCGTTGGCCCCTGAACTATTTAAGCAATACAATGAAGATGAAAATGCAGTGTCAGTACTTGAATATACGGATAACCTTGTTGCGCCTGAAGCAGGTGATGTATTACCTATGGTTACAAGACCACTCGAAGTGATTGTCATACGAGGACTTGTAGTAGTTGGAGATGAAGATGTCCCTTGATTAGCAGTTCTAAAAATAATATTTCCTGCAAATGCTGACTCTATTGAAAGGCTATTCCCATCATTATATAAGCCCCATATATAATAGGTATTAGTGTATTGGTAAACATTTTCACCACTAGCAGTGATTTGAAATCTACTGCCACTTGGATTACCAAAATACTTAGTACCATCACTAGCAATAGTCATTCTGCTATTCCATCCATTAGTAGGATTGTAAGTCCAAGTAGCTAATCCACCACTAGCGTCTAATTGTTGATTTGCTAAATATAAAGTGCCGCTTGTTGTCTCTAATAAATAACCTGCTTGTACTGTATTTAAGCCATTTCTAGTTACGTTAAAATTAGAAGAACTAGTCACACTACTTGAAAAGGTAGCTGCTGCACCTGTCAAAGTACCTACTACTTCAGCCCCTGCTGTAAATCTAAAATTTGCACCCGTAAATCTTACAGCACCTGCACCTGTAATTGACCTTTCAAGGTCACCATAAGTAGTCCCGTCAGCATTTAAAAACCTTAAATAACTTTCGCCATCCGCAGTTCTTATACTCAATGGATTTGTAGCACTTGCACCACCTAAAAGTGCGGTACCTGTGAATGTAGCACTAGTCCCGTTTAAAGCACCTGTCAAAGTTACTGCACCTGCACCTGTAATGGTAACTCTAGTACCTCCACCTCCGCCTACATTTGTCCCAAAAGTGATGGGTGTATTCCCTTGAGAATTTATGTCAAAAGATGTAGGGCTAGCTTGAATTGTATTATATGCTCCACCTCCTGTATATGCTCCAAATCTTATTTGGCTTACATTGTCTGAAGTCCTTCCATTTAATAAAACACCAACTGCATTCGCTGGAGTGTTTAATGTAGCACTAACTGCTATTAAATCCCCGCTAAACGTAGCACTAGTCCCGTTCAAAGCACCCGTCAAAGTTCCACCTGCTAGGGGAAGGTATGCAGCTAAAGCAGCCGTTGAGGCCTTGTTATTAAAAGTTGTCCAATCAGTTGAAGACAAATAGCCATTAACAGAAGTAGTAGCCACAGGAATAGAAATGGCAGGAGTTGTACCACCACTTGAAACAATTGGACTTGTACCTGTAACACTTGTAACATAAGTACCTGCCGCCTGCTTCCCATTCAGCTGAGTCTGTATAGAGCTTGTCACTCCCTTAACGTAGCTTAGCTCAGTCAGTGATGGGTAGGTAGCAGTGGTTAAGCTCGCTATAGTCGTGGAGGCTGTGAAGTATGCCAACTCATTAGTCGTACCGCTTCCTGAGATGCTGTTCACAATCCCAGAGGTGTACTTAATAATGTCCACAATGTTGTTTACCATTGTCCCTACAGCAAGCACCACGGTAGTGCCGTTAGTAGCTGTATAGTCAGACGATGTCAATCGAACACCGTTAATGAACACATCTACAAGCCCAACAGTATATCCACCTGTTACAGTGAACGTAGTCTGTGAAGCCGTAGCTATAAACGTCTCTATCTCTCTAGCAGATGGGTTGACTGTTCCTGCATACTCAGGGATATTAAAAACTCCCGTGGTGTTATTATAAGTAGCAGGGCCACTAGACCCTGTAGTTGTTAAACTAATTGCTAGTCTACTTGTAGATGTTGCTTGGCTAAGCGTAATAAACTCATTGCTGTTGACAGCATTGCTACCTATCACACGTCCCTTGAAGTTAGCAACCACACCTGCTGGTAGGTCCGCAATCGCTCCAGTTGCAGCGTTAACAACACCGTTAGTCTCGCCAACAATAATGCTTGAAGCAAACTGCTGTACGCCTGTGTTGTATGCGTAGATAGGATATCTGCCACTAGGGTTATTACCGTAGTAGTCTAGAAGGTTTGTGTTTACAGATACAGATAGAAGTCTCTCGCCTGTAACAAGCACACCTCTAAAGAAAGATATAGGGGTTGTTTCAAGCCCTGTACCGCTACCGTTATTGAATGTATTTACAAAGCTCCATGTAGCCTCACCTGCTGGAACTAACTCATTTTGATTGTAAGCTATCCTCAACCCATAAAGGGTGTCAACTCCAATCTTAAAGTTTAACACATCACCACTCCTAAGAATAGTCTTTAAAGCTGTAATGGTTTGAGTTGTATCAAGGGTAACATAGTTGCCAGCTGGCTGCTTACTATTGAACGTAGTCCAGTCCGCAGCACTTAGAGCACCTCTGTTAGTAGCAGAAGCTGTCGGTACATTTAAAGTTATTGCAGGAGTAGTAGTGCTATTGGTTACACTAGATGATAAGTCAGTACCACTTGACCCTAAACTAAATGAAACACTTGTAACCGTTCCAGTCCCGTAAACAGTAGAATCTACACTACCATCAGCCTTTAAAAACTGAGAAGACGTTCCTCCCGATTTGATGAAAGCACCGCCATAAATATTCCCTGTGAAGTAATTTTGAGTTGTTAATGAATTGCCTATTGTTACAGTGTTGCTGCCAGACCCCGTTCCATTGTTACCAATGACAATCTCGTTTGAACCTCCGTTGGAATTAGGTCTTGAATTATTACCGATGTAAATAGATGAATTGGAGGTAGCATTTGCAGAACCAGAAATCACATCTAGTTTTCCTGCTGTACTACCTATGGCAATATTGTTTGCTCCTGTAGTGATGTTTCTCAAAGCCTCACTTCCTAGTGCAGTATTTGGGAATCCTGTAGTGATTGACAACAAAGCCTGAGAACCTACAGCAGTATTTCCTCCTATGCCTGCAAACACATCTCCACTACTTGCACCTCTGCCAACCATTACACCATTCACATCAATGTTTGAAGTGGTGGTTTTATTACCTGCAATAGTCTGTGACCCTGTAGTTACTAGCCCTCGATTTGTAGCTGAGGCACTAGGAATATTGAAGGTATGAGTAGCTACAGAACTTGATATATTAAAATCAGTTCCTGAAGTGCCTGTAGCTAAATATTGAACCTGCTTAGTAAGTCCGTTAAGAGTAGTCAACCCTGTAGTGAACGTAGTAATGATTTGGCAAAGGTGACTATTCTCAGTATGTAGCGTAATTGTTCTTCCTGAGTTATTGACATACACTCTAATAGCAAGTCTATCAGTAATAGCCAACACAGTCTCAGGAACAGCCAGTGGTGAGAAATAAGGATTGATGATAGTTCCAAAAGCAATCAACTCAGGGTTAGCAGAATTGCTTGCAATCAAAGTAAATGTAGTACCATCGTACTTATACAGCTCAACATAGAATGTTGGAGTCCCACCTGAACTTGAAGCAGAAAAATAAAACTCAAAGTTCCAGTTCCCTGCTGGAATTAATAATGATTCAGGGTCATTAGCATTAGTAATAAACTGAGAAATGTATCCGTTTGTAGCAATATTAAAATCAGTTCCAGCTCCAAATATTGGAACCTTACTCATCTCATAGTATGTGTTACCTACAAATGTCCCTTGATTTACAGAACCATTTAAGTAGTAAGATACAGATGAGCCTCCGCCTCCACCCCCACCGGGGAAGTCCCCAAGGCTACCATCACCTCTAACATACTGAGAGGCTAAACCTGCACCTACAACAGTAAGTGTACCAGCACTTGTTACAGGGCTGTTTGATACAGTAAATGCAGATGGCATACTAATCCCTACACTCGTAACCGTACCTACAAATTGGTCAGTATAAGCAGGAATATTTAATGTGTTACCAATTAATGTAGATGCACCACTAGAGCCTGTAGTTGTAAGCGTTAACGCTCCTTGTTTATTATTAAATGTATTCCAATCAGTTGAAGAAAGATATCCATCTGTAGCTGCACCTGATTGACTAATGCTAAACGCTCCTGTCGTATTGTTATATGACAATGGAGCAGAAGCACTAAGTGAGCCTAGTACTATGTATGCGCTTGAATCAACACTACCATCAGCCTTTAGAAACTGAGATGATGTCCCTCCATTTTTAATTAACGAAGATGCTGTTAAGCTGTATATGCCTAGATTAACATTTTGAGTTGCTCCTGTATATGGTACGTATCCTGTTAAAGAAGGGAACGTCTGTAGAGCTCCTGTGCCATCAATGTACTGAAGCGAATTCCCTGAGCCAGTAATAGCTATCGTGCCATTTGAAGTCAATGGAGAGTTTGTAACAGTAAATGCCGTAGGCATACTTACCCCTACCGATGTTAAACCTGTATCAATGTCGGACCAACTTGCAGTAATCGTTCCTCCGTCCTGCTGATTAAGCGTTAATGTCTTTGTTGCTGTGCCCGTAACTGCAGCACTTACAATTGAATCATTGTATGCTGTGTTCCAATTAGCTGAGTTGTCAGTGATATATGAAATAGTTCCTCCAACAGACTTAACTAATCCAGTACCTCCTAATAATGCTTGCTTACTATTAAATATCAACCAATCAGCACTTGACAAGTATCCATCTAAGCTGCTGCTTGACTGCTGTATTGATATGTCAGGAGTAGCTCCTCCTGTTGAAAACAATGGACTTGTTGCTGTAACAGATGACACACCTGCTGAAATAGTCCAAGACCTATCAGCCGATAAATCAAAAGTAACGCCATTAATGGTAAGAGTCCGTGTCTGTGGTACCCCACCAAGCCCTGATAGCGTGTAGTTAGGGACATTGATTGTAGAACCAATAAGAGTAGATGGACCGCTATTACCTGTTGTTGTTAAGATTATAGCAGTTTGCTTACCATCAAATGTTATCCAATCAGCAGCAGACAGAAATCCGCCCTGAGAAGCGTTTGCTTGCTGAATGCTAAATACGCCCGTCCCTGAGTTGTACAACAACGGTGAAGCAGCACTGTAAACAGGTAGATTTATCCATCTAACACCAGTTACATTTGAAGATAATACTTGATTGTTAGTGCCAGCAGAGCTTAACCCATCTTTTAAAGTCCCAAGCAAAGTAAGGCTTGTGGAAATGGTAGATGTTAATAAGGCTGCGTTGTTAGCACTTAAATTACCTGTAAGGATTATGTTGTTTACAGCTGTATTCCCAGATGTTAATACCTGTTGTAGGTTGGGAATAATGGTTGGGATAGTGTACCACTCTACTTGAGTACCTGTACTTGTTAATACCTGACCTGCGGTTCCAATAGAATTTAATCTATCGAATAACCCACCAGTAATTTTAGTTTGACCTGTTAAATTACTGTTTAATATATTTGCGGTACTACCTACGTTTAAGGTAGTGGTAGTAATAATTCCTGTAAGATTAATGTTTTGAGTTGCCGTATTGCCAAAATCCAATACCCCCTGTAGCGTGTTTCCCGGAATATTTGGGATAAACAAGTTCAATAACTCAGCTAACGTAAAGTTATATGTTAAATCCTCGGGGTCTCCACCTACACTTGTGCCAATTAATTTATCAGCTAGTTTAGGTACAGGGACAACATCGTATATACTAATCTTGGACATCCACTATGAGATTTAAACGTGAACTATCTTCAATGCATCTCCTGTTCTGTAAAGGTTTCCTACCAACAATCCTGCTGCAACAGCCGCTGCGTTATCTGCATAGACAGGAACACTGGCTATCACTATAGCAGCAGCACTAAAATTGGCTTGATACAAAGCCAATAGTAATGCAGGAGTAAAATTAAAAGTAGCATTCTCGGGACTGCCTCCTGTTCTTGTTCCGATTAATTTATCATTTAATGCAGGAGTACTAATAACGGTGTAATCATTTATCTTTGACATAATATCTATTTTTCTTTTTGAGTCACCTCTCCGGTTTGCATATTTATTACTGAATCAACACCGTACTTTTCAATGAGAATCTTTTCATTGGTAGTGAAAGCTTCAATGATACTGTTTGCGTGTTTAATTAATCCTTGCTTTTGTAGCTCAAGTTCTCCAAGGCTAATCTTAATCTTGGTGTATTCTGCTGAGCCGTTCTTGATGAAATCTAGTTCTTCGCTAGTCAATTTTAAGGATTCTTGAATTTTCATTTGATTCGATTTTTAAGTGTTCGACAAATATAGCTAATAATTGAATATGGATTTGGTAATAATCTCCTGAACTTGTAAGCCAAAAATAAAAAAAGTAGAAGTATCGGTAGCCAAAAATATTCAAAATAATTTATTTTCTTTTCTACCGACTTATCGTAAGTCTCTGTACTCTGCTCTTTGCTTACCTCAGTTTGCTTGTAGTCGCTAACTGCAACCGCAATTTTTGTAGAGTCCACAACCTCACGCTTAGTCTTTTTAATTTTAACTGCAGCATTGAAGTACTCCTTGCCTGCAATGACTATAGGCTTTGTGTTATCTATTGGGACAACCTCAATCTCGTCAATGTCCTCCTTTATGCTAATAGCGTTCTGCTGAAAAGCTACGCTGTCCCTCTTCTCTACGACAACACTGTCAACCTTTGTCTCAACTAGAGACTTAGATATGGCTACTTTCTTCGTGGAACACGAGAAGACTAAAAGACTAAGGAATATTAATGTAAGAAGTCTTACCATTGGTGCGTACAGCTTTTAACTTTTGCTTTCTGTTCTTGCCTTTAGTATAAGAAACGTGTACCCAATCCGGGTTGGAATCCGTCCCAAATTCATGTATGCATTGGTCCCATTCTAAGTTAGCAACAATAAAGTCAAAGACCATCTTATTAGTAACGCCACTGCTGCTTCCATCCATGTCGATGTCAATCGCTTCTCCCTTACAATGTTGGGAGGACGAACTTCCCTTAATCAAATCATTGAGAGCCTTGCTTCTGTACCCAGAGCTGATAAAAATAGGAACACCAAAGTGAGCACGGATAGGCTCGAATACTTTATCGGCCAATAGCTTAAAGTTTTCTAAATGAGCAGCAGTAGGAGTATTGTCAATTCCTTGACGCTTAGCCGTATCACTTCTAGTAATTTCGGCTAGATTAAGATTCGGGCTGATTTTCATTTACTTAGTTGTTAAGTGAGTCTAATCCAATAGAATCTATGCTTACTTTCTTCTTTCCCCAAAAATTCTTCTCCTCTTTTATGAAAATAGTATCTCGAATATAAACAATTGTTTTTTCAGCCTTAGCCAACTCAACCGCTTTCTTTGCTACAATTACTTCTGTCTTTAGCGTTTCAATTTTCTTGTCTACTTTTTCGACCATTTTTGTAAACTGTTTGTCTGACTTTGGTAATGTAATAGTAGCTTGCTTGAATAGGCTATCGCTTTTAACAAATAAGCTATCCGTTACCTGCTCTTCGATTACTTCTTCTTTTTTACCGCAAGAAGTCAAGACAAGTAGGAATAAAATAGGCAGATATTTCATCTTATTTGATTTTACCTAGTTCCTGTAAGGTTGTCAATTTTGCAAGTGATGCAGACAACAAAGAATCTGAACGCTTTAGATTCATCGTAGCATTGTCAATCTTCAACTCCAATGCATCAATTTTTACTCCTTGCTTCTCAATTTGGCTAGTATAGTTTATTTTGCCATCAATATATAAGTAGCCGATTGCAATAATCACTAGGAATAGCATACCTTTTACCGGCTCTTTTGCAAATTCAGCAAAGCTAATTGGCAAAGGGTTTGCCTTAATCTCTTTTTTTTCTTCAGTCATTTTCTTTTTTATTTGGGGTTTTAAATATCTTCTCAGCTGCCGTAATGCCTAAAGCAGCAGCGGATAAAGCCGCAACAGAATAAACTAAAGCCTCTGATGGTTCGTTAGCCGAATCATGATTGGCGTACAAAGTGTAGCACAAAGCTATTGCAGCAAATACACCAACAAATCTTTTAGAAGATGCTTCTCCATTTTCAGATAAGAAGCCTTTTAACCAATCGAATAATTTTTTCATCTCCCTTGACCCTTATATGACTTCTTGTACAACTTGCTTGACTTATTATTGCTAGTCTTGGTTTTGGCGGCTACGCCTTTACTATTCGACTTCTGAACGTATGAATTTGCAATTGAAATCTTCGCCTTCGCCATCCTACTTTAATATTTCAATGATTATTTTTAATGACCCCAATCCCACAAGTGTAACTAGTGCGTAAAAATAATTCTTGTATTTCTTTAATTCAGACTTCAGCTCGTAAACTTCCTTCTTCATTGTCCTCAAATCTCCAATCATTCCATTAGAGTCCTTGTCAATAGGATTGCCTGAGAGTAAAGTGTGCATATCTTTGACGATAGCTTTCACTTCAGCAACGTCATTTTTCAACGAGTCCAATTCTGCTGCCATATAATCAAGCCTACTATTCTCGTGAGGGTTCATTTACCAGAGAGCATTAATAAGTGTGGCCGTTGTCCCTGTTGACCTAAGTTTTACAACTTGAATAGGAAGTGTTGTGCCTGCAGGTACCCCATTAAACACAATAATATCCCCTCCTAATGTAACAACAGACACGTTGCCAGTCCCACCTACATACAAAAAGCAACCCGGATTACCCATGCCTGTTTGAGAAGACATTGCATAAACTGCATAAACTTGAGCAGTTGATGTAAAGATGTCTGCATTTAAAGTAAGTTGAGTCTGACTATCAACAGATACTACAGTCGCTGCTGTTCCTGCCGTGTCATTGTGAACCACATCACCTGTCTTTACATTTTTTGTAATATATAGGGCAGCTGAATTAATTAATTTAAAAGCAGTTGTTGAAGTGTTTGACCCTCCTGCAATTTGATTAGGGTAAGCAATATCAGCATTATCCGAAGGATGGGCTCTTAATGCTCTTGAGAAAGTTGTTTTAAAAACTGACATATTTTTTATTGATTGTCTTGATATGGAAATGCTCTGTTTAATGCGTCTCTTCTAGCTTTACAGCCACAGTCTTTACCTGTTGCCTTTGATACGGCCTCTACTACTCTCTTGATTCCTGTCGCCTTTGTGACTTTCTCAATACTGTCTCCTAGCCCTTTGCTTTTCATAGATTTATACAAATATAATTAAACTTTTGATACTCTATTTCCCATGCCAACTCTAGACTTCTCTGACTTCTTTGCAGATAATTTAGCTGGGCTAATCTCACTCTTGGTCTTCGGTGTCTTAGAAGACACTCGTGTAGTTGGTCTGCAGTATTCGTTCTTACCGCCAGCACCGCAAGCCTTACCGCTCTTGGTGTCTTGCCAGTTCTCCTTGTCCCAGCGTTTTAAGCTGGAGCCCTTCTCAGACTTAATAACATTGCCAGAAGACTTACGGCACTTGGCTATAGCCTGAGAGGCCCTAGCTGAAGGGAACACATCGTACGATGCCTTTACCTTTTTATAACAAGCATCCTTAGGCATCTTACTTCTTTTTGATAGCTATAGAATTCTTCTTGGTCTTGCCTACGTTTCCTTTAAGAAACTTCATAGGCCCATCTAAGGACTTCTTAGATTCATACTTAGCCGCTTCCTTGATACCGTATTTCATACTATTTTTTCTTTTTAGGAAGAACTCCCTTAGCAATCAACACATCCTTCTTGGTAACTTTACCGTCTCCACTAACATCAGGGAATCCCTTCTTCTTGATAGCAGCCTTCTTAATGATATTTTTCATAGTTTTTCTTATTATTTTTGAATTCTTATAGAAACTTGAGTTAAAATCAAAGTCTTCTAAAAACCAACCCTTACAAGACTTTCTTTCTTTGCTCAGAATGAACTCCAATGTAGTACTTGCCATTTAAAATGCAAGTAGTCCTGTAAACAAAGTATCTCACTTTTTAGTGTTTGTTATTTTAGGACTGCTAGGACTCCATAATGACTTACAAGCCCAATGACGAGCGCTAAGTTTATCATTAGCTGTATCGCAACTATGTCTTGCTCGAAATGACTTTCTTGCCTCAGAGCTATAATTTGATTTATAGCCCTTTGCCCCAAAGTGGAGGAGCTTCTCCTCCCCTCCAGAACAACCCTTAACCATCTTCTTCTTTCCAGCTTTATCGGAAGGAACAGGACGGTTACACTGCATCTTTGACTTGTCAGCCATTTGTTTTATTTGCTTCTATAGGCTCTAGTAGCGTGACCCGGAGATACAGGTGCTTCCTCTACCTTCTCTTCCTGAACAACAGGAACATCTTTTACAACGGGAGATTTTACAACTACCTCTTCCTCAATAAGCCCTGACTTTACTTCTTGCTTTGACATGATTACTTAGCTTTCTTAACGATACTAGCTACACCACCTGCTTTGATTGCAGAATTAGCGCTCTTAGAAGGAACCCCACCTGACATTGTCAACGGCTTTGCTTTCATTGGGTTCTTAATTGATGGACCCCCTCCACCTGCTGGTGGCTGCAATCTTGAAGATGCGGGAAGATTTGGAACTGATTTTTTCATTTTCGTTTTTGTTTTAAAGTTATTAATAATCTTTGTATTTCTGTTTAAATGTTTCCAGACGACCTAGTTTACCCAGTCCTGAGATTTTAGTAGTGCTACCAACTCTTCGCTCTCTGTTTTTGGAAAGCTTATCTTTAAGTCTTTGCTCACCCTTTTGCATAGCAGCAATGTCCTTGGCTTGCTTGTTTTTAAAAGTAATTGAATCCAATTCACTTCGAAGACTTTTTACCTCCTCTTCAGTGGTTTTTTCCTCAGGTTTCTTATTAGCCGCCATAATTATAATTTATTTACCTTTGCTTTACAAATGTAATAAAATAAAATCAATGAAATCAAGCCCTTCAGACTACCTAAAGTTTTGGCGTGTAATCAGATATTACGTAAAAGCCAAGCACCAAATAAGTCAGGCAGACCTTGACATTATCCTATTCCTATACACCGAAGGATATTTTGGTAAAGAAAAGTTTGAGCAATATGTGCAGCTAGTTAGCTGGGACAAAGACCGCTTCAACGACCTACTAAGAAACAAGTGGCTTGAACGCTTCAGAAGAAGAGGCACTGATGGCCGAGCCCTGTACTCTTTAAGCGACAAGGCAAAAAATTTAGTAAGAGACATCTATAGAAAACTTGAGGGAGAAGAGATTCCAACAAGCCTCTCCTTTAACCCCATGTTTTTAAAGAACGTCTCCTACAATGATAAGGTCTATCGAAATATGATTCTTGAAATGAATGCCTACAACAGAGCAAACAAGTATCATACGCCAATCAAAGAGGATGACAATGATGGTTAAATCACCACCACTACGTCACGCTCAGAAATAATTGTGTACTGCTTCTCGTTGATTAGCATGGTAAAGCTGTGCGACTTGTCATAGTACAGCTCATCACCCTCATCAATTACGTCAACATCAGTGCCTGTAGCCACCACCTCAGCTCTTTTGTATCGCAGTTGATTGGTATCTTCTCCCGATAGTATAAGCCCGCTATGGGTCTTAATCTCCTCCTGTATGTCTTTAATAACAATGTACTTGCCGATGGGCTTCATAGATTTTATTTTTATTTCCAATGATTGTTCTCTCTCTCCCACCAAAATGTTAGGTCATGAGTCTCGTTGTTGTAGTACTTACCCACGTAGTCAGACTTATAAACTGAGCCTGTGTTCTCAAACATGGACACAGAGTAAATGTCAGTAAGTCCACGATGTTTTAAGTGATTCTCTAAGAAGGTATAGTTGCCTCCTCGGATAACACCTGCCTCAACCATCAAGATTCTCTTGTTGCCAATCTTATCTTGATAGATGTATAGTATTCTATTAAGCTCAATTACATAAGTTTCGTCCCAAATTTCGTCAGGATATGGGACATCTACCCCAAAGCCATCACAAATCTCACCATCAGCACTCAATAGGTGCCTAAGAGTCTGACCAATAATTGATGAGTAGTCTGTCGACACCGTTATGATGACAGTGTTATTGGCATTGAACCCATCTGTGATAAGCTCTGCCGCAATGTCCTCTATCAACAACTGCTCGTCATTGAAGGATACATTAAGTAGCTTTCTCATATTGTTCTTACAAATAAAGGAGTCTTTTCACCAACGTATGAGTTTAGAATATTGTAATCATAAAACTCAGAAGCCTCATCATAACTCATCCCGTCTTCCATTAGTATTCTTATGATTTTGTCAACGTCATACACAAGTCTACCACTAGCATCGTCAAGGCCAATTATAGCATCATCATAACCGTCAGCTATCAAGAATTCCTCATCAGGCCACAACTCAATCATTTGCTCAATCTTAGTTCTGCTCATAGCTACGTGCCATTGTAATGATGGCGTTAGTGGATAGAATTGTGACAGCAACACTGACAGCGTTCTGCAATGCAGACCTAGTTACCTTTAATGGGTCAATAACACCCATGTCAATTAGGTCACCCATCTGCCCTGTCTTCAAATTGTAGCCATGTCCCACCTGAACTGCATCTTTGTAGACATCACTCGGCAACAACCCTGCATTTGCAAGGATTTGTTGGAATGGAGCCATCATTGCGTTGACCATTATCTTTAATGCCGCCTCATGCTCATCACTAATGTTGAGGTCAACCATCTCAGCAAGCAAAGTAGCGCTCTCATCTACCAATGCTCTGCCAGCTCCGGGTAATATACCCTCCTCAAGTGCTGAACGCACCGCACAAACAGCGTCATCGACCCTGTCATACAGCTCCTTCTGCTCCAAGTCAGTCTGGCCACCCACAAATATGACCCCAATGCCGCCCGTTAATGACGCAATGCGCTCCAAAATAAAGTCTTTGTCCGCTTTGCGTGTACTTTGCTCATGTGATTGCCACAATTGTGCTACTCTCGAATCAATTGACCCTTGGTCAACTTTAGCTGAGCTACGAATAATGATGGTTTTGTCCTTTGACACAATGACTTTTGCTGCATGACCCAAGTCACCATAGTTAATATGGCTCAAATCGTCACCAGTCTTCTCACTGAAGTAGGTTGCACCTACACTAATCGCAATATCTTGCATCAGCTCGTGCTGCTTGTAACCAAAATTAGGCGGAGCAACAGCACAAACCTTTAAATTACCCTTCATGCTGTTAGCAGCAAGCGTGTTTACCACGTTCACATTGCACGGTGAGATAATCAATAGCTTCTTACCCTCTGAAATGATGGGCTTCAACACGTTCTCAATCTGCAATATGTTCGCAATCTCCATGTCAGCCACTAATACCATCACATCATCGAAGATGCACTCGTCCTTCTTCATGTCATTAATGAACAGATTGCTCAAATAGCCCCTGTCAATCTTTAATCCCTTCGTAGTCTGGGAATATGTCTCACTAGTTTGGCTTCGCTCAACAGTAACTACACCGCTCTTGCCAACCTCCTTGTAAACCTCAGATATAATCTTCCCAATCTCCCGGTCGTTGTTAGCACTAAGAGCAGCAACATCCAATAACATTGAAGTGCTTACCTTCTTGGACTTCTTGCGAAGCTTCTCCACCACCTTATTGCTGATGTCCACCATGTGTCTTAACACCTCGGTCCTATTCATTACCTCAGTGATATGCTCAAGCCCTCCAAGCACCAATCCTTCTGTCAATACAATCGCAGTTGTAGTACCGTCACCAGCAGTAGTAGCAGTGCGGTCAGCGGCCTCCTTCATCATCTTAACCGCAAGGTTCTCAACCGGGTCAATCAAGTCAATCGACCTAGCGACAGTTACACCGTCCTTAGTTACTGTGATACCATGCGTGTGATTGGGGCTCTCTATTAACACCGTATTACCCGAAGGGCCTAGTGTTGACTTTACAGCCTTGGACATCTTTACGATGCCACTAATTAGTTTGGTTCTACCCTCGGTACCAAACTTTAAGTCCTTGGGCGAATAACCCAGTCCTGATGTCTCTACCATTTGATTTGATTTTATCTTTACACTTAACCTATACCATCCCTTGGGGTGGCATAGGGCAAATATAAGTATGAATGTCGATTTTACAAGCCCATGTCGGTTTTATGCAGGTAATTCCAGACTAATGTCGATTAAGATGTTGATAAACAACACGTTGTCAATAATGTCAGTTTATTTTCCCTACTTTCTCTATATATATATTCCTCCTTTATATTTTTTTTCCCCTTATATTTTCTCTTAAAATTCGACATTTTCGACATTAAAGAAATAAAGTATTAATAATCAATAAGTTAAGAAAAAAAAATCGACATAAAAATCGACATAAAACCATGTCAATAATGTCGGTTTCAACCGTAGACAGATTGTCTACAGTATATTGGGCATATTGTAGACTATCTATTGGGCAGTATACAGACCAGTAAAAAGAAAAGGGTGACCAATATGGACACCCCTTTCTGGTACAAACACCCAAAACACTATGTGAATATCGGCAATTTATTTCAAAATTGCCATAATATAGTAGACTTAATATTCTCCTTCCATCATGTCTTCTCTCATGTTGCCCATGGATACACCAGCAGCAATCACGTCAATCTTATCCATTCTCTTCATGGCCTTCTTGGCCACAGCAGCCTGAGCAATGCCAGACATACTATCAGGCCTGTTGTTAATCAGTCTGCCCCCTTGGACATCTAGTCCTTTGCCAATCATCATCTTGCTGGCATAAATCGAGTTACTCAATTTCAATCCTTTCATAATTATTTTTTTTAGTTGCAACTTCCCAAAGATAATAACTTTTAGATTAACAAAACTCTCACAAATACCAACCTATAGGTTGTCACAATTTTTTATAAACCCGTGACAAATTGGAACGCCTTGTTCGGATTAATTCCGATAAGGTTAAAGATATTTTACAAAAAGTATGATAATGTGCAATATATCGCACATTAGAAGCGTGTTCACGTAACATGAACGAGAGTCAAAAATGAACACGAGATAAATGTGGCCAAAACCTATTTTAATATTGACTTTTGGCAAGTTATAAAATATCAGATAATTAGAGTGTGGGGGCTATATAGCAGTTTGACGCAGCGAGCTTGCTGCAGGAAACGACTTTTTTTTGATGGGGTGGGGGTCGGATTTGGTCGGCCCCTGTCCGATTTTTTGGCGTTTTGCCTAGCCTCTGGATAGCCCCGGGGCAGGGCCCGAGGCTCCCCCGGGGCTCCATGGCCCGAAGGCCCGAAGGCCCTAGCTACCTGCCTGCCTGCCTGCTTGCGCCATGGGGAGCACACGCCATGGAGAGTACAGGAGAGACAACAAGAGGGGTCTCTTTATACGTGCCTATTCCTTGTCACGCTAAAACTTCGTGCCCTAATAGTTGTCACGCTAACTAATTGACTATAAAAAAATTACAGGGATATTTAAAAAAAATTTAAAAATATTTTACAAAATGCTTGCATATGTACTAGTAATGTGCTAGAATTGTACATGCATTCAGCGACAGACCCAAACGGGGCCCTAGCGTGCACGGGTGTTCGGCACTCTCCCGCGTGTAGTTACGTAGGGCAACCGACAGCTCCAAAGAGGGAGCATATATAGGGCGTGCTGGCTTATATGGGTTCGATTCCCAACGCCCTGCTATTCAATCAATAATCAATCAAAACCCCTAAAAACATGGAAAATGTATCTTTTGCTTACCTAGAATCAATTGGAAAATCTAAAATTTGGCAAGCCTATGCCGACAACTTCGCAGGCGAGGAAATCATGCAAGAAGGCTTCAATCCAAATTCTGGCTATGTATACATAGCTTTAGAAAATGGGATTTCGATTTGCAGTTTATTAGGTGGGAACGTGGAATTTCTAGTTTCAGAACATGAGAACGGTGAGGAACTATTTTTTGATAGTTACCAAGAGCTAGAAAAATACCTTAATCCAGAAGATTAATAAAATGCGAAAAGCTACTAAAGTACTCGGACAAATTATTTACACCATTCTAGCACTTAGCCCAATTTTATTTTTGGGCTACTTGCTAGGATTAAAAATACTTAACTAAACCCCCAACCCCCCCCCAGAAAATGGAAAATTTTATTAACACCGTTCTAATTATTGAGAAGTATTTTAAGCCCTCAATAGGCGCTTATACCTGTGCCTGTATGGCCATGGAGTTGGCACCATATTACGAAAAATTAGCCCTCCTAGAAGTCAATAATCCTAGCCTAGTACATGAAACAATTCTACACGATTACGAGGGGCTGAGAAGTGACAACGACTATTTTATTCCAAGACTAGCATAAAAAAATACTCCCGCCACTAAGGGCGTGGCCTTCGATGGCAAGCGGGAGCAAACAATTTTAATTTCTAACCAAAACACACACACCATGAAAACTCGTTTCAGTTCAAATTCAGCTCTTGCCCAAGCATGGGCGACCCAAAGCCAACCCGAAGGTAAGGGTAATTCGATGTTTTTTGTCAATGAGAACGTATACTCCTACGGCTACCACTATGTGGCGGGCACTATTCTAGAAGCCAAGGATGGCCAAAAGGTTGCCATCATCAATGGCACGCCCAATAGCATTACCACGGCCAAGCATGTGGGTGAAGTAATGTCGGCTTCAATTAAGATATACCACACCTTCAAAATCCCATTTGGCCGTTCATTTAGTGTAGACAAGTTGCCAGCCATCTTGGAAGTGATGACCAAGGATGTGGAGAAGTTGTCCGAGAAGCAATTGCGAGCACGTACATCAACGCATAACTTCTACATGGCCTTGCACAAGGTGGATGACATTAAAGAGTTAAGCAGGCTCTTTGACCTGCCAGTGCCCAATACGTCAAGTTTTAAATACTTTGGTGAGGCATCTGCAAATGCATTTAATAAGCGTGCCAAAAGGTTAACTGACGAGTCCTAATTGGACGAAAGCCCCCTCGGGGGTTCTTAACCAAAACACACACACACTATGGGAAGATTTATCACCGCCAGATTCAAAAGCGCTTGCGCTGAGACAGGCAAAACAATCAACAAAGGCGAGTCCATCTACTTTGATGGCAAGGCCTATTGCGTGGATTCTAAGGCCTACAGGGACAGAAAAGAGGCCAACCAGACCTTTGCCCACATCAAGGCAAATGAGGACGCTTACTATGACAATTTCTGTATTCAAAACAACATCTAACCAAACCCCTTTTAACTATGTTTTACCAAATCAATTTCGAAAAGAGACGTGAGTTAATCCAAGACGTAATCGACCGCTTGACCCGTCTAAATGCCGAGCAAGGTGCTCAATATCTGCAGGAGTTAGAAAGCTTGCACGACAGGTTCAACCTAAATTTAAAAACGAACGCCATGGGTGTCCGACACTATCCAATTAACCAAAATCTAAAATAAGATGACCGACCTATTTGAAACAATGGAAGAACTACCTGAGCGAGTTCAAAAAATCCTGTGGGAATATGCTTGGGAGGAAAAAAGCTATGAGGCGTGTGAGAGAATGTTAATCGACCTAGAAGCCGAGGGCTACACGTTTGAGTTTGGCCTAGATGCCGAGCCGTTTAATCTAACTAAAATGGACTAAGCAGGTGGAAAAGAAAATTTATTTCAGCGTCTGGATAAGCAAGGAATTGATTTGGGAGGGCTTAGCGTCCTCCTCATTTGAGGCAATTGACAGGGCGTACTCAAAATACGCCCACCTTGAGCCCCCTATAAATCGGTCCCAATTGTACGCAAAAGTAAAAAAATAAAGCATTGCGCTTGGATAAGTTCATATCTGGCACTATGTTCGCTTATAATTAGTTCAACATCCAATAAATCAAACAAAATCATGGAAATCAAAATTATTGACGGCTTCGTCTGGTTAATCGTAACCCGACAGGCAAAAGAAGTATTCGAGTCAAACCTATTCGAGTTGTATGCAGTCTATGAAGATGGCTCTGAAGGGTTAATTTTCGACCTTGAAAGTCTAGAAAAGTGCATTGCAAACGGCACTAATATTGGTATCGAAGGAGGATTCATCAACACTTAAAACTATGTACGCATACAAAATCAACACCACGCCATACAGCGAGGAGGGCTTCTTGCTTATTACAGACTTGACAGGACCAGAGGTCGAGGATGTAATTTATCCCATCGTACTAGCCGAGCGGGAGCAGGGCATAGACTATACCAACGAGCAGTTGGTTAAGGAGCTCAAGAAGAAATATCCAAAGAGTTCTATCAAGGCTTACTATTCGTCTCAAGACTTTATGGAGCTATCTTTCTAAATTACGGGAGGGGTGTCTTCAAAGACACTCCCTTCAGTCCATGGGTGTGTGCCCATGCTGATGAGACTAAAAAGTCGAAACTGAAACCAAAATAAACCATTTAACACATGAACAAACAAACAAAAGCAACCCATTGGGTACTCGCATACGGAAGGGATTGCGATGGCTACAATTCAGGACACATTTATGCATTCGACAACGAGAAGGATGCCAATGATTGCGAGCGTGAATCGAACTATTCTTCTGATGGCCTAAGGTATTTTGCCACTAGCGTCTGGTCGGATGTCGAGGAGTACTGCGATGATTACAACAAGGACTCATCAAGATACAAAACCATTACAACATGAAAAAAGAAATCAATTTCGACCACGATGCCAAGTCCCTAGTGGATGCGCTTGGCATTGAACCGCACGCATTTGCAACCCAGCTGGCAGCCGTGATGGCTATCTACGAGGCCAATGACGAAAACAAAGTGAGTAAACTTAGCCATCTGGTGCACTCATGCATTGACTACAAAATTATTTTGTTGATGGCCACTACCCAACTGGTTGGTGTTGTTGAGCGCTTCAACAACTCAAATGACATGGATGACTTGTTTAACACCCTATCAAAAAACTAGCCATGAATCGGTTCATGGCAATTACAGGGGAGTTGGCCAAATTCTTTTTTGTGTCACTTCCCTTGGCCATTGTGGTTTACATTGCGTTGCATATTGGCTTTATATTTTACATCATTTATAAAAAAATCAAACAATTATGAAAGCATTCGAAATTAACACTACGGCATGGGATGAGGAGAACTTTATCCTATTCACAAACTTGACTGATAGTCAAATAAAAAAAATAATTGAGCCAATCGTTTTTTACGAGAGGGCAGGCGGTGACGAGTATACCAATGACTCACTAGTGGATGCACTCATAGATGCCTATCCAGATAATCAAATTTATTATTACACAACACCTAAACGAATAGAGATATGAAATTTACACCGACAAGCGAGGCTGCAAGACAAGAGGTCTTGGAGTACGCAATTAAAGAGATGGCTAACAACGAACATCAAGCCATTAAAAGAATGATTATTGAGAACTTTATGCTTTGGTATACAGGAGAGTTGACTGAAGAAATGCAGTGTTTTATTAATGAGTATGTAAAAGATGACCATGTAAACGAACTAACAAAATAACTCTATGGACATCACTAGACTCAGAACCCTTACTTTAAAAAGTAAGGCGTTCTTTTACAACGACCCAAATTGGAGCGTTGAGAAACTGATTACTGATAAATCATTCATTGTTTTAAAAACATATTACGAGCAAGAAAAGATATCGTTTAATCAAGAGGTGCTTGATATTCTCAAGTCGAAGTATTCAAATTTTATTGAAATAGATAAGCCTTCAAAACTGAAAGGATGGCATGATATTATATTTAAAAACAACTATCATGAAATGACCTATGACAGGTTAAAAAAAATATGCATATACTATCGAATAAAATACGGACGAGCCAATAAAGAAATATGGCTAATAATGAAAAAGAAAAAAAGCGAAATGATTAACACAGAATCAAAATCAAGAATGGTAATTTCAAAAAAAGATTTACAGGGAAAAAATCACGGAAAATAATTATGAAAATCAAAATCGAAATCGAGGTGCCCGAGGACATGGACTTGGAGCATACATTGGAATGCCTCACAGATGCAATGTACTACGCTGACTGCGTTACAATCAAGGAGGAGGACCTAGTCATCCAAATCATTCAAGAGCTACAAAAACAAAAAGAGAAATGAAATTAGAAATCGAATTGAATCAAGAAATCTTAGAAGATATTTTTGTTACCGCACTAGAAGGCGGTAGCAACTATTGGTACTATATAGGCGAGGATACTTACAATCGAATTAGAAAGGTGGTAAGTAAAGAAGATGAGCCGTACCTAGCCGTAGCAATGTTGAAGGCCGTGCTAGACCATGGTGTTGAGGTAGCAATCAACGATGTTGAGAGTGAGGAGGAGGAGATTGGTTGGATTAGCAAAGAGACCATGCAGGAGCGCCTGCAGGACCTATACAATAGCGAATACAGGTGGGCATTGGAGGCCCACATGAATGAGGAGGGTGACTCCGAATCGGCTGACATCGTGTTTCAATACATAGTAATCGGAGAGGCCATATACGGATAATAAATATTTAAACAAAATTTAATCAATTTAAAACTATGGAAAATTTCAAAGATTGGCAAGACTCTGGTCGTTGCTACACCAGAAAACACTTTCTATCCCTTTTCCCGACAGCTGAATTGCTAGGAGCCTGTGATGAGGTGATGCTATACGATGGTGATTACTACATTCAAGGCTTATTCGGGGGCTCTTACTACTTTAGCAACACCAATCGGAGCAAGAGCATCGAGGAGGTGGAGAAGAATTTATTTTTGGAAAAAGTCATGCAAAAGATAGACTAGTATTAAACATTTTAATACCTTTACAATTCATTAAATACAATCAAATGAAACACGAAGTTTTTAATCAATACGTAGAAAGGGTAGTCAACCTCTTTGGGATAACCAAGGAGGCTTTCTTTTCGAAAACAAAGAAGCGAGAGGTAGTCGATGCTAGGCAATTGATTTACTACCTGTGCGCCAAGAGGCCGATGCAAATCACTTACATCGAAAGGTACATGAATGAGTCTGGATACGAAATCAAGCATTCAACAATCATCCATGGCATAACTGCTGTAGAGAAAAGGATAGCAGAAGACAAGGACTACGTGTCAGTTGTAAAAGAAGTTGAGCGAGCAGTTTTTATCTAGGAATCATGTACAATTCAGAAGAGTTTTACGATGAGACGTTTGAGTTCAATTATGAGGACTCAGACTACATCTGGAAGGGTGACTACAGGGTCGAGTCCTACGATGAGGATGGAGACTACGATAGCCCTCCTGTTGGAGAAACAAAGGTTAAGCTAATCTATACCACAGAATTGCTTAAAACAAACAATGAGGGCGAGTATGAGGCATTTGTGCTCGACCATGATTTAAAATATTTTATTACAGAATACATCAAAGAATCACTTTAAACACCCAAACAAAAATGGAAAAGAAAAAATCAGTATTTGACAGGCTAAGTGCCATCAACGTCAATGAGCACGTTGAAAAGAAAAGCAACCTAACCTACCTATCATGGGCATGGGCATGGTCAGTAACAAAGAAGGAGTGCCCAGATGCAACCTACAAAATCCTGCCTACAGACTACGATGATTCTCTGGGCTTCATGTGTCAGACAGAGGTGACCATCGAGGGCGAGACGCTAGGTATGTGGCTTCCTGTCATGGACGGAGCAAACAGGTCAATGAAGAAGGGTGAGTATACTGGTAAGTACGGGAAGACAGTTGATGGAGCTACTACGTTCGACATCAACAAGACCATCATGCGCTGCTTGGTTAAGAACCTAGCCATGTTTGGCTTGGGCATCTACATCTATGCAGGTGAGGACGTTCCTGAGGGTGAGACAATAGCGCCTACGCCTGCTCCTGCAAAGGCTAAGGTAAGCACAGGGCTAATTGACTTGTCGGTTGATGATTCCAATTGGAACGGAGTTGTCAAGTATGCCAAGGACAACAAGGCACTAGGATTTGACAAGATAGGTCAGCAGTTGGGCAGGAAGTACAACATGAACAATGAAGTGAAGCAAGCAATCGTAAACCTACTGAAATAATGAAGACACTACTGGAGACAATTGACCTAACAGGGGAGCCGAATATCTTGGCTCTCCTTACTGACGACAAGGAGTACTACAGCGGTATTGGAAAGAACTACCTATCCAACTCGGACATCGGAACGCTATTAAACAATCCAAAGGATTTTGGTAAGCCAAGAGAGGACAGCAAGGCATTCATGGATGGCAGGTACTTCCACCAATTGATTCTGGAGCCCGAGAAGGCTAAGCTAACTCCATCCGTGGATGTGAGCACCAGAACCACCAAGGAGTACAAGAACTACTGCGAGACAAATAATCTTCCGTTCTGTATGCTCAAGAAGGAGCAGGAGGAGGTAGAGGAATTGGTTGACATCATCAAGGGCAACATCACATTCTACGATGAGATTTTCAGAGAGGGCAATCAGTACGAGGTCCCTGCTGTAGGTAAGATTCAGGGCATGATGTGGAAGGGTAAGGCTGACATCGTTGGATGGGACTTCTTGATTGACCTGAAGACCACAGGAGACATCCAGAAATTTAAATACTCAGCCAAGGCATACAACTACGACTCGCAGTGCTATATTTATCAGCAATTATTTGGCAAGCCCTTGGTGTTTTACGTGATTGACAAGACCTCTGGTGTATTAGGCATTTTTAAGCCCACTGAGGACTTTGTACGCTCAGGTGAGTCCAAGGTAGCCAGAGCCATAGAAGTCTTCTCTAAGTACTTCGGAAGCACTCCTACGGACAACATCGAGAACTACTACATAGATGAATATTTACTTTAATCAATAAAAAAATGAAAATCAAAATAGAATTTACAAATGATGGGTATGATTGGGAGAAGGGTGATAAAGGAATGCTTGTTAAATTAATTAATAAAGATTTTGTAATCCTTGCAGTAATTATCCTAAATAAGAATGGAAAATTTGTGACCTCTCATTTACACGAAAACAATTTTAAGGGGTTTGTTTATTAGAGTAAGAGTACGGGAGGCTAAGGGACCCCACCTGCCTGCAATTGGGGTGTGAGGTGTTAGCAGGTAGTCTCCCTTTTAAAATAGTCAGGTGGCGGAATTGGTAACGCACATATAACTAGAGTCCTGCAGGCTCGACCATAAAGATAATTATATGGTGGTATAAATACAGGTTCGAATCCTGTCCTGACTACAACTAACATTCACTTAGCCTCAGAGGTAGGTGTTGGTTCAAATAGACTGAGGCATACAAAAACAATTTACACAATGGCACAAGACGAAAAAATCTTTGCAGACGGCTTCTCCTTCAAGAGAAGCGAAAAGGCTCCTGAATTTGTAGTAGGGAGACTATCTTTAAAAGTTGACGATGCGGTATTATTCCTCAAGGAACACCAGAGGAACGGATGGGTCAACCTTAACGTGAAGACCGCTCGTAGCGGTAACCACTACGTTGAGCTGGACACGTACGAGTCACCAGCAGGAGCTAAGCCAACAGAAGTAAAGGCTAAGCCACAAGCAAAGGTTGTACTACCAGAGCCTGAGGATGATGGTGAGCTACCATTCTGATGTAGCTAAAACAAGGGGGAGACAATCTCTCCCTTTTTTTTGGCCTTTGTGCCTGACGAAAATGTCAACACGAAACCCCCATATTCTCTATATATATAATTTCTATTCTTTTATTTTTTTTTAATTAAAATTTAAGAAGAAAATTGACATTATTGACAGTAGTTTGATTACCAGTAACTTACACGACATAAAATCGACACCCATTCAACATTTATGACACAAGAAATAACCATATTTAAAAGTATCAAGGATACTGACACTCCGTTCCACAGGGACGTGAGGATAATCCTTAATAGAATCAAGGATGGCACTGAGGCCACTAGGGACTTGGTTAAGCGCATTCGCTCAGAGAAGCGCAAGCCCGAGAGACAGGAACTGAAGAAGCTACTGCCAGCAATATGCTTCAGTGGTACATTCAACAAGAGAACAGACGCATCCCTGATGCAGCACTCAGGTTTGATTTGCTTAGACTTCGATGGATATACTAAATCCAAGGACTTGCTACAGGACAAGGAGACCTTATCCAAGAACAAGTACGTGTTTTCGGTGTTTGTCTCACCCTCTGGCAATGGCCTAAAGGTATTGGTAAAGATTCCACAAGACGCTGATAACCACACCAATTACTTCAATAGCTTAGAGAAATACTTTAACAGCACATACTTTGATAAGACCAGCAAGAACATCTCTCGTGTATGCTATGAGTCTTACGACCCACTCCTGCACATCAACGAGAACAGCAGCATCTGGGACTTGATTGAGGAGCCTGAGTATACCGAGGTAAGCAAGACAAGAGACCATCCTACGATTCCAATCACGGATGAGAATAAGATTGTGGACATACTCATTAAGTGGTGGACAAAGAAGTATCCAATGAGTGAAGGACAGCGCAATCAGAACTGCTACGTTCTATCCATGGCATTCAATGACTTCGGCATCAACAAGGGTCTTGCATCCTATGTACTAAATCAATACGCCTCTCAGGACTTCTCAACCAGTGAGATTAATCAAACTATTGACTCAGCATACAAGAACACCGCAAACTTCGGGACCAAGTACTACGAGGACGAGGAGCGGATAAATAACATCAGGGCCAAGCTCAGACGTGGTGTGTCAAAAAAAGAGATTCGCATCCAACTGCAGGACTCCCACTTGGAGAGCGATATCATCGAATCAGTACTCAATAAGGTAGAAGAAGAGAACGCTAAGCAAACTTTCTGGGACAGAAACGATAAGGGAGTAGTAAAGATAATTCATATTCAGTTCAAGCAGTTCCTTGAGGACAATGGCTTCTATAAGTTCTGCCCTGAGGGAGGAAAGAACTACGTGTTTGTCAAGGTCACCAACAACTTGATTGACCATACATCTGACAAAGAGATTAAGGACTTCGTGCTGAACCACCTGCTGGAGCTGGATGACATTGGCGTATACAATTACTTTGCGGACCAAACTAGATTCTTCAAGGAGGAGTTCCTCTCTTTGCTGTCCACGATTGAGATTCACTTTATTGCAGATACCAAGGACGCATCATACCTGTACTACAAGAACTGCGCTGTAAGGATTACAAAGGATGGAGTTACACTATTGGACTACATTGACCTTGGTGGGTACGTCTGGAAGGACCACGTGATTGACAGGACCTTTGTCAAGTGTAGCGTGTCTGAGTCGTTTGATTTCAAAAAGTTTGTCAGCAACATCAATGGTGGTGACGAGGGAAGGATTCAATCTATGGAAAGTACGATGGGCTTCATGCTTCACGCATACAAGAACCTTGGCTTCTGTCCTGCAGTGATACTAAACGATGAGGTAATCAGCGACAACCCTGAGGGAGGCACAGGAAAGGGATTGATTATGAATGCCCTGAGCAAGATGAAGAAGCTAGTGGTGATTGATGGTAAGTCATTTGCTTTCGAGCGTAGCTTCGCCTATCAGCTCGTGTCAGCAGACACCCAGATACTATGCTTCGATGATGTGAGAAAGCACTTTGACTTTGAGAGGCTATTCAGTGTCATTACTGAGGGATTAACCTTAGAGAAGAAGAACAAGGATGCCATCAAGATTCCGTTCGCTAAGTCTCCAAAGGTTGCCCTGACAACTAACTATGCTATCAAGGGGGCAGGTAACTCATTCGCAAGACGTAAGTGGGAGCTGGAGCTACACCAATACTACAGCAAGGACTTCACGCCACAGGATGAGTTTGGCAGACTTATGTTTGGTGACTGGAACGATGACGACTGGTGTGAGTTTGACAACTACATGATTGGATGCTTGAAATCCTACCTGAGGACAGGACTAGTGAAAAGCAAATTCGTTAACTTGAAAATACGTCAGCTGTCTGCAGAGTCATGCCATGAGTTTATTGAGTGGTGTGGATTGGTTGATAGTGCTGAGCGAAATGTGATGCTACAGGTTGACACTAGGCTGTACAAGAACGAGCTGTACTCAAACTTCGTGGAGGAGTACCCTGACTATGGGCCTAGAGGAAGGATGAGCATCAGTAGGACTAAGTTCTACAAGTGGTTAATTGCTTACGCAATTTACAAGGAAGGGACGATGCCTGAGGAGGACAGAGACCAACAAGGACGATGGATAATTATTAAAAGCAAAAAAGAAGATGAAGACTAATGTAATCATTTGGAACTACGTGTTCCATTTCAATGAGTATACCAACAAGTGGTATGCGGTACACAGGGATAGCTACCTTGAATACTGGAGCGATAAGAAGGGCAGCTTCCTGAGTGATGATAGCCTAGATGAATTGATTAAGAAAATAAAAGAATGACAGAAGTTGTTACCAGAATACCTGCATATAGTAACAATTCAATGTTGCACTATTGTGAAACTCTTCTGTCAATACTTTCTAAGAGCCACAACACTAAGGTTGGTCGAGGGAAAAAGGTAAAGGTTACTAAGGTATTCAAGCACAAGCAAGACCCAGATGTTATTGATAGATTAATCAATAGCATAGAACACTATAAAAAATTAAATCAAATGAAAAATAGAAAAGTAGGAAGTTTCGAGATTATAAAATACAAAATTGTTATCCAATCAGGTAACCCCAAAATAGAAATCGAAATGATTAAGGTGCTGGATGAGGATGGTGAGTACATTAAGTTTGCTAGACTTAAAGATGTGATTGGATACTTATCCAAGTATCCCGTTACATTCAGGCCGATATGATAACCTTCAGAGATTATCAGGCAGACATAATCGAGAGAGGCTCTAAGATACTTATCGAGCACGATTTACTGTACCTAGCCATGGAGGTGAGGACAGGCAAGACCCTGACGAGTCTAGGTATTGCCGAAAGTATAAATGCAGAGAATGTTTTATTTGTTACCAAAAAGAAAGCAATCAGTACTATTGAGGCTGACTATAAATTGCTTAGTCCATCCTACAAATTGACCGTTATTAACTACGAGAGCCTTCACTTGGTAATGGATAACAAGAATTGGGACCTATTGATTTGCGATGAGGCGCACAGCATGGGAGCTTTTCCTAAACCCAGCGGTAGAGCATCTTTAGTTGCTGAGGTGATAAGAAAGTATGTACCAATGGTGATACTGCTATCGGGAACACCAACCCCTGAGAGCTACTCTCAGATGTACCATCAGGTCTATGGGATACATAGTAATCCTTTCAAAGAGTTCGCAAATTTCTACAGATTTTGCGACAAATATGTTAACGTAAAGCAGAAGATGATTAACGGCAGGCCAATGAATGACTACAGCCATGGGATAGATGCCATCATCGAGGATATGAAACCATACACAATTAAATACACGCAAGCAGAAGCAGGGTTTAAGTCTAAAGTAAAAGAGGAAATCCTTTATGTTACCATGAAGGACTCAACCTACAGCATGATTAAGAGACTCAAGCGAGACTTGGTTGTAGAGGGCAAGGAAGAGGTCATACTTGCGGATACTCCTGTGAAGTTAATGATGAAGGTGCACCAGATGTGCAGTGGAACAGTTAAGTTTGAGAGTGGCAACAGTATGGTGATTGATACCACCAAGGCGGAGTTCATTAAACAAAAATTTAAAGGAAGTAAGATAGGCATTTTCTATAAATTTAAGGAAGAGTACAATGCCCTGAAGCAAGTGTTTGGTGATGAGCTGACTAACGAGCTTAGTGTCTTCGAGGACACTAAAAAAAACATAGCTCTCCAGATAGTATCTGGGAGAGAGGGCATATCTTTACGTGACGCTAACTTCTTGGTGTACTACAACATTGACTTCAGTGCTACAAGCTATTGGCAGAGCAAGGACAGGATGACAACCAAGGAAAGGCTAGAGAATCAGGTCTACTGGGTGTTCTCAGAGGGAGGTATTGAACGAGACATATACAAAGCAGTATCAAATAAGAAAGATTACACACTTAATCACTTTAAAAAAGACTTCTATGACACCTAAAGAAAAAGCAGAAGAGTTATTTGAGAAATTTAATAATCCTGACACCACACATCACCCATATGTTCATAATGCTCAGCAATGTGCATTGATAGCAGTAGATGAGATAATAAATAGTAGAAATGATGATAGAGGATTTGACGATACTTTATCATCTGTAAGTAATGAATACTATACTTTACATCCAATGTATTTTACTTATTGGAAAGAAGTTAAACAAGAACTAGAGAAACTATGAAACAGACAGCAGTAGAATGGTTATATGACCAGCTAACGTCAACTTGGTTTGACAAAGCAAGTGGTACAGATATTTTAAAGAAGGCCAAAGAGATGGAGAAGGAGCAAAGAATAATGGATTATAATGTGGGCCATTCTGATGGTCTATGCAATCACATTAATGATGCAGATAATTACATAAATGAACAAAACTATGCCTGATGTAACAATGTGCCCGGGGACAGATTGTCCCCAGAAAGAAAAGTGCTATAGGTTTACAGCTAAGCCTAGCGAATATATGCAATCCTATTTCATGAAAGCCCCAATCAAGGATGGCAAGTGTGAATACTACTGGGGTGAGAATGCAGAAAGTATTTGGAATCAACTAAAAGACATAATGAAAGATGAAAGCGAAACTAATCTTTGATTTACCCGAAGAAAGCCACGAGTGGGAAAACGCTCTACAAGGGTCTAAGATGCGCTCAACCCTATGGGAGTACGACCAATGGCTACGCAGCAAGATAAAGTATGAGGACCTGAACGATGAGCAGTATCAGGTATACCAAGGATGTAGAGACCAGCTGAGGACATTACTGATTGAGAACAGCTTAGATATAGACAGCTGATATGGAAATTTATTTAAGAGAGTCGGCTAAAAAAATATTCTACAGTAGAGACATACCTATTAAATCAATGGGAATCTTTGAGTCTAACAAAGATGAGTGGGTATACTGGTACAAGGATGAAAAGATTTATGACACTGGTTTTGCCGACACAGAGGCAGAGGCAATTCAGAAAGCAAAGAGATACATTAAAATAATCAATTTAAATCTATTTCTTGAATGAAGTACTCAAGGAGCTTCAAGCATGACGTAAAGGTTGGACAATTGGGGGAAGATTGGGCAAAACAATTTTTCTCAGGAGAGTTTAAGCTTGAAGTTAAGTTTGACTCCATGGCCCACGCCTCAGGAAAGGTATTTATAGAGTACTATTCTAGGGGCAAGCCATCTGGGATAGCAGTAACAGATGCCGAGTATTACTTGTACATAATAGCTGAGTTTAACTACGCTATTATATTGAACGTAGAGAATCTGAAGGAAAGGCTCAGGTATTACCACAAGCACAAGATGTACATAAGAAATGGAGGGGACGATGATACCTCAGTTGGCTTCTTAGTCCCTATACAAGAACTATTAACGGTATAAAAAGGGTATGAAAAATCAATGACCGAACAGCAGATACAATCAAAGCTAATTAAGGAGCTAGAGGGTAAGGGATACTATGTTATCAAGTTGATTAGCACCAACAAGAACGGTATCCCTGACCTGATAGCTATACCAAAGGACTCAGGCGTTGAGTTCTACGAAGTGAAGAGACCCAAGGGTAAGGTGTCAAAGCTACAGGAGTACAGATTAAAAGAGCTGCGTGCTCACGGAATTAAAGTTGAAATATATAAAGGAATCGAATCAAATGATATTGCATAAGCACACCAAGATGGATACTCTGTCCCAGATAGTGAACAGAGAATTTGAAGCAAACATATTTAATCATTCAAAAAAACAAAACAACGTAAACGCAAGGAAAGTGTTTTGTAAAATACTAAGTGACATCGGGTTCTCAAGCTGGGACATCTGTGACTTTCTAAAGAGAGACTACGGGGTTTATATGTACTACATGGGAGACATAGAAAACCTTTTAAAGTACAACGCTGATGTGAAGGAGAAGTACTTAGAGTCTAAAGATTTATTCTTCATAACAATAAAGGAAGTTGTACAGGACCAACATGAGTATGTCCCCGACAGAAGCATAAAGATGGGCTACTCTGTTTGGGACAGAAATGGGTTAGAGAAAGTTGAAGACAAGTATGACAGGATAAGAAAGATTATCGAGCTTGTTGACATCAATACTCCATTGGGAAAAGAAGACTTAGTATTTGAGGGACTAGTCCAAGTGTTTGAAACTACCGTCAGACCATGGAAAGAAAACGAGAGAGAGAAAATGCTAGGGCAAATAGAATTGCCTCACGGGTTGGATTAAACCACGCCCTGTTGGCAAGTATTTATGAGAACGTAGTAGATAGGGACTTCAAGAAGGCTGAGATAGAGCTGAAGGAACTTATCTACGATTTAAGATTAATGTTAAAATCAATTGAGGAAGATGATTTTTGAAACGGACACAGACATTTTAAGGGAGAAGAAAGCAATTGATTTGTTCGTAAGTATTTTTGGAGGCTCCTATAAGAAGCTTGACCAGTTCGACATAGACTACAAGTTGTCCGATGATAGAGGACAACTGATTGCATACGTTGAGGTAGTTGGAAGGATAAGGACCATGAAGACATCATACC